TTATGTTTCATAAAGATTTTTAATTGACAAAAAAAGACCTTTTACCAAGATAAAAAAGGCAAAAACAAGTAAAAGATAGCGGAAGAGGTTGAATACAACCATCATATGCGTAAATGTTTGTGGAGCTGTATTAAGAGCGGTTACATACTCCCCAAAGATTAACTTTTGCTGAAGATAAAAAGCCCATGGCAGAGCGCAAAGACATGCAAAGATACCTGTTTTAAAATAGGCTTTATCTCTGTTGTAGGTATAAGCACTAAATATAAGCGATACACTGCCTAAAAGTAACAGCACAGTTCTTACAAAAGTGTTTGGACACAATGCATAGGAGTTTGTAGCAAATATAAACAGAAGGATCAGCAGAATGCTGAATTTTACTATCTTGCTGTAAGTATCCATCCATGAATGCCTCAATTTAGGTTAAATTTATTTGAAATTGTACCTAAAAATTCCTAGAATAACACACACATTTGTGCTGTTTTAGCTCAGTAGGTAGAGCAACTGATTCGTAATCAGGAGGTCGCCAGTTCGATTCTGGCAAGCAGCACCATTGCCAGCTTTACAAATCATCGTTTCGCATAAATAAGCCTTTCTTTTATTTTATTAAATCAAAATTTTAATTAAAAACTTAAAAAAGTGGTTACAAAAATAAGTCACGAAGTGTATAATTTTTTATAGTTAGAGCATCGAACTAAAATTAGAATAACTTATTATACAAAAGAGATACAAAATATGGCTGAAAATGTAACTGACAAAATGCTTGTAAAGCTGATAAATACAAGCGTTGATAAGGATAGAATGATTACTGATATAACAGGGTTAGCAGTAATTGTTCGTAAAGCATCGAACTGTAATAAGATCTACTTTAAGTTTAGAAAAGTTAAGCATGGAAAGCGAACTGATGTACCATTAGGAACTTATCCTGAGATTTCAATAAATGAAGCAAGAAGTAAATACTTTGACGCTTTGACAGCGTTTAAAGAAAATTCTTTGGTAGTTGTAAAAAAAGCAGATACCTTTGAGAGTGCTTGGAAAAGTTTTATAGATCTAAAGTATAAAAAAATTAAGTCAAGCACTGCTGAAAAATACGAAAGTAATTACAGAACACATTTGTTTAAACTTGCAAAAATGCAGTTAAAAGAACTGACAGCTGAATACATACTGAATTTTTTGCAAGCCTACATTCATTCAGGTGAACTTGGAACAGCAAACAGATTAGCTAATGTAATTAGTAATGTTTTAGATTTTGCCGTTTTTCAAAAAAAAATACCAGTTAATCCTATTCGTGGTATTGAGAAGTATTTACCGCAAGCAGAAGTTGTACATTATGACAGCTTTAAACTAGAAACATTAGAGCAGGATATGACACAGCTTTTTGTCGATATGCAAGATTGCAGTAAAACAATTCAGCTGCTGTTGTATATGTACTTTTTTACATTACTTCGTTCCGTTGAGCTGAGAAGTGTCAAACTAAGTGACATCAATTTAGACGATTGCTCTATGACTGTAAAAACAAAAACAATGTCTGCATTTAAAGTCGCTCTTTGTAGTCAAGCTATGGATATTGTTAAGTATCTGATTTCAGTTCATAAGCCTATAAATGATTATCTGTTTCAGGGTAAAACTGGCATGATTTCAGAAAACACTTTAAGTAAGGCTTTAAAAACAAACGGTTACAAAGATAAATTGCAAGTACATGGAATTAGAGCTTGTGGGCGCCAGTGGTTGCAAACATTACCTTATGCTAAAGAAAGTATTATTGAACTGTGCCTATCTCATGTTGTAGGTAACAAAGTTCAGCAAGCATACAATCGCAGTACATATTTTGATGAACGAAAAGTTTTAATGCAAGAATGGGGAAACTTTATCGAGAGTTGCGGTGACTATAAATCATTGTTACAAAATTAAAAATAGGAAATGACACACTGAAAGTAGTTTTATAAGCTACCAGTGTATTTAATCGAAAGCCTTAGCTTGTAAAGAGCTAGGGCTTTTTTTATGGGTGTAAATATGATCGAGCCTCCTAAAAACATTACATCTGAGCAACTGTTTTTATTTTTTGGTTTTATTTCTGCTGTCTTATCTAGTTTGGTAAGACTTATGAAAAACAAAGCTAACTTCACATCTTTTTATTGTGTTACACGCTCCGTTGTTGATGCCTTAACCTGCGCTTTATTGTCTTATGGAATTTTTTTAATACTTCACCAGTATTGGGATATTTCAACAAGTTCAATAATCTTTATTGGAACATTCGTGGGTTCTTTAGGGTCAACAACAATCATCACTTTAGCAAGTACAGCTTTAAAAAAATGGGTAGGTTCAAATGAAAACAATCAGCGATAAAGGTTTGAAATTCATTCAGGTAAACGAAGGTGTTGGTAAGGGGTCTTTTGATGGTCAGAAGTTCAAAAGTTATTTTGACAAAATCGGCAATAAATGGACTATTGCCTGGGGGCTAACTTATATCAACGGTAAGCCTGTGACAAAAGATACAGTCCTAACAATCAATGAAGCAAACATCGCATTTAGACATCACTTAAGTTCAAACGAAAAAGCAATTAACGATTTGATGGTTAGAGATTCAATCGTACTTACTCAGAATGAATTTGATGCGCTTGTGGATTTTGTTTACAACATCGGAAACGGTCATGCTGATTGTGATGTATGGAAAGCTGTTAAGACACATGATTTTTCAAAAATTGAGCAAGCATTTCTAGCTCATAACAAAGTAGGCGGTAAATACAATCAGGGTTTAGCTAACAGACGAAAGAAGGAAGTCGCTTTATTTACTCAGGCAAAATATGGAAGTTATTAAAGCAGAAACTAAAAAGCATACAGTACAGCGCAAAAAGTATCATCAGGAACTACCAGCAGAACTAAACGAAAAGAAGTTAGCTTTGCAGGAAAAGTACAGTGATATAAATAAAGCTGTTGCTGTTATTGACCAAATCGAAGAAAGAGACGTTCTAATGATTTTAGATGATTATTCAAAATCATTAGAACTTGATTTATATCATATTGCTGAAAGTTTCCATATCTCACCTGTAACTTTAAATAAGGTTCTTACCTCTGATAAATACAAAGAAGCTTACGAAGTAGCAAAAGAACGCCGAAGCGCAGTATATGAGCGCGAAGGTTATCATGTCGCACAGTCACCCTGGAAGAAGATCCAAAACGGTGAGGAAGTATCTATGGTAGAAGTAGCAGCTGCTAAGTTGCTGTCTAATTACTGTTTAGCTGTCTCACAAGCAAGTGCTAAGAAGAACTCTAACGAAGGTGGCGTTTCTGTTGTCGTTAATACGGGAATTTCATTAAAGATATGAGCGTAATTCAAAACATTACTTATGATTGGAAGCCTCGTGAATGGCAGCAAAAATGTATTGATACACAGAAACGTTTTACTGTGTTAGCAGTACACAGACGTGCGGGAAAGACTACTTTTGCTATCAATGAGCTTGTGTTATCTGCAATAACAAAAAAAGGTAATTACGTTTATATTTGTCCTGTTTATAAGCAAGCAAAGATGGTCGCATGGCAACCTTTAAAAGAAGCTGTTGCTATTTTTAAAGATGTTGTTGATAAATGCGGTAAAAGCGCTGAAATTGTAGAAATTCGAGAATCAGAAACAAAGATTAACTTTTGGAACGGTTCAACAATTTTTCTTTTAGGCTCTGATAATTTCGATGCTGTTCGTGGTTTAAAGCTGGCAGGCGTTGTGCTTGATGAGGTTGCACAGATGCCGAAAGGCTTATGGAACGAAGGTATCCGTCCTGCTCTGTCTGATTCTAAAGGTTGGGGGTTATTTATCGGAACTCCTAAAGGCATCAATCTTTTTTCAGAGCTTTTTTATCGTGGTTTAGATCCTGAATTTTCTGATAATTGGACAAGTTCACGATTTACTTATTTAGAGACAAACGCTATTGATCCTGACGAAATGGAAGCGATCAAAAAAGAAACTCCAGAAGAGGTATTTAAGCGTGAGTATCTCTGTGACTTTAACGCATCAGCTATTGATCAGCTTATTAGTTATGAGCTTGTTAAGTTGGCTAGTGAGCGTGAGATTAACTTCAATTCTATAAAACATAATCCTCTAATCATGGGTGTTGACGTTGCAAGATTTGGTAATGACCGCTCTGTTATCTGTTTTAGACAAGGTCTCTTAATTGAAGAGCCTTTAGTTTATAAAGATTTGTCATTAGTAGAGTTTTCACGAATAGTAAGACAACAAGCTGTATCAAGGCATTGTCACGAAATTTATGTTGACGGCACAGGTGTGGGCGGTGGTGTTGTAGATATTCTTAATTCATACGGTATCTACGTAAATGACATCAATTTTGGCAAAAAATCTTTAGATCATCAATACAAGAACAAACGCACTGAAATGTGGTGTCGTTTGGCAGATTGGATCAATCGTGGCGGTTGCATACCGAAGAACGCAGATTTAATTACTGAAATCGCAACTCCATATTTCGATGTTACTGATGACAATCAAAAAATCTTAGAAACAAAAAAACAAATCCGTGACCGTTTAGGAAAATCCCCTGATATGGCTGACGCATTAGCTTTAACTTTTGCTGAGGATATACCAGTGTGCGATTTAACAGAATACGAAAAGGAAAAGCTATTTTACAGAAGTGCTCAAAGACAACGAGTAGCTAACAATCCTTTTGAGGAGTTCGAGAATGAAATTTGTAGCAGAGAAAATACCTTTATCTAAATTGTTTAAAACAGAAGGCGCAAGGGAAGTAATCCTTGATTATGCTCGCAACGGAGTTAATCCTTTTGCTGATAAAAAAAGCTCTGATGATGAAATTTTTGAAAGCATAAAAGAAGCATATAGAGGCAAAGAAGATAACTATCATTCATACCTTTTCTTTGACGAAAATCATATCCCTTGTGGTTTGTTGCTTTTTTGGACAATTTACGATGAACACGTCAGAGGCATAGTTGCCGAGGTTGATTCTATTTTCTCTACTGAGAAAAGCAGAAAAAAAGGTTGTGGTGCTGTAATCCTTAAGACATTAAAAACAGAAGCTCGCAACGTTGGTTGCAGAGGTATTTACTTATGCACACCATACGGAACAGAACTTAGCAAGACTTTAGCTAAAAGATTTTTGCCAGTGTTTCAAATTAGTTATATGAGGGTTTAAAAATGTCACTTTTAGGATCATCAAAGTATGTAGCTTTAAATGCTTATATGAAAGATGTTGCTGCTTTACAGCGTCATGGTGAATCAGGCGCTATGGCAATTTATAACAATCCTTTATACAACAATGTAGCTAAGTTCATGCATAACTGGAGTGAAGCTTATAACGCAGGTGACGCAGACAAGGCTAATGAGTTGATAAATTCACCTATGGGCGTGTTTATGTCACAGGCAGATAATGCAGGTGGGGCTTGGCAAGTTTGGCGATCTAATGCCTTAACCGCAACTAATCAGCTGATGTTAAATAAACAAAAAGAAGCTAACGAAGCTCAAATAGCACAACAGCAGCAAGAGCTAGCTGCTAAGAGTGATCAACAGCAACAGGAAACAATTAAAAATCAGCAAACAGCAAAATACTATCATCAGCAAAATACAAAAAGCTCTTCAATTTTATCTGACAAAAATTCAAGTGGTTCAAGTGTGAATAACTCTTTAGGAGCTAAAGATAGTTATTTTAATGATGATGAAATTGAGGAGTGGTATTAAAAATGGGTAAGTCATTAAAAAACATAGGTTTAGGTTTACTTACAGCGGGTGCTTACACTCAATACAAAGCACAAAAAAAAGCTATGGCTCAACAGCAACAGTATCAGCAGTTAGCTTTACAACAGCAACAACAGGCTATGGAGTTACAAAAACAACAGGCTCAACAGCAACAGGAACTCCAACAGCAGCAGTTAGCTTTGCAAGAACGTGAGCAAGAAGCGTCTAATCAACGTTTTAATCAGTACAACAAAGATACATCTAATTATCAGAGAAAGCCTAATTCAATCAATGCTACTGATCTTACAAAAGGTAAGGCTGACAGCGGTCAAACAATCTCATTGAATTTAACAGGCGATGATGACGAAACAGATGAGTGGTATTAGCAATGAGTGAGTTTTCAACAGGAACTGAGCAAAAGAAGATTGATTTAATATGCTCACGTTGGCTTGATTTAAAGTCAAAGCGATCATCATACTTAAATCAATGGCGATCAGTATCACGTTATGTTTCACCGTTCAGCGGTCGTTTCGATATTACTGATAAAAACAATGTTCGTGACACACGCTTTATCTTAGATGCTGAGGCTAGTCACGATCTAAATATTTTGGCTAGCGGTTTAATGAGCGGTGCAAGTTCACCAGCTCGTCCATGGTTTAAAGTTGAACCTAACGATCAAGCTTTGAATAATGATTATTCAGTCATTGAATTTTGCGATGCTGTTAATAAAATCCTTTTAAAAGTATTCAGTGCAAGTAACACATACAACACATTACATTCAATGTATCGTGAGCTTGCTTTGTTTGGAATTGCTTGTGATTTAGTTTACGACAGTGACGAACACGGCATTCAGCATCATCTTTTATCAGCAGGTGAATACTGTGTTGATGTTGATAATAATGGTGAGATTGACACCTTATATCGAAATTTCACTTTAACAACTGCACAGGTTGTAAAAGAGTTCGGCTATGACAATACACCTAAAGAAATTCAAGATACGTACAATCGTGGTGATTTAGGCAGTTATTGGGAGTTTTTACACGCTATTGAACCTCGCATTGATCGTGATCCTAAAAGTAAATCTAATAGCAACAAAGCTTGGGCTAGTTACTATTGTTCACTCTCTACACGACCTGCAATTATTAGAGAAAGTGGTTATGACTACTTCCCTGCATTAGTTCCTCGATGGGACGTGTTGGGTACAGATGCTTACGGAACATCACCATCTATAAATTGCTTACCTGATATTAAACAGCTTCAACAGGAAACATTGAGAAAGGCTGAAATTATCGATCATTTATCAAAGCCTCCTCTTCAAGTTCCTAATTCAGCTAGACAATCGCCTATATCACTTGCAACAGGTGCGATTAACTATACTCAGTCAACATCTCCTGAGCAGATGATACGACCTATTACACAAGGTATCGGAGACGTAAACAGCCTTACAGCTGATATTGCATCTATTAAAGACAGTATCAGACGCTCCTATTTTGTTGACTTGTTTCAAATGGTAGGAAGCACCGCAGGTGATCGCAGAACTACCGTAGAGATTTGCGCATTACAACAAGAGCAGATGTTATCACTGGGACCAGTAGTAGAGCGTTCACAGAATGAGCTATTAGGTAGATTGGTAAATCTTACTTTTAGAAAACTAGGTGAACGTGGTTTATTACCTGAGTTGCCACCTGCGCTAGAGAATAAGCCTTTGACAGTTGAGTTTACTTCTGTGTTAGCTCAATCGCAAAAATCAGTGGATATTAACTCAGTTGATAGATTAGTGAGCGCTATTTCAGCTGCTGCACAAATCGCTCCTGAGGTTTTAGATCGTATTGATCCTGACGGGTACGTTGACGAATATCGTGACCGTTTGGGAGTTGCGCCTAAGATTTTACGCAGTCGTGAAGATGCACAGAAGATTAGAGAGCAAAGAGCACAGGCTCAACAGCAACAACAGCAATTACAAGAGCAGAACATTCAAGCTCAAACTCAATCAACTATGGCACAGGCTCAAAAGAATGGCGCAGATGCCAGCCTTGCTATGCAACAGCTTGATGATGTGGGAGGAGGTTCACTTCTATGAGTTTAGATTATGAAAGTGATATAGAAAACAATGCAAAGCTAGTTGAGCAAACAAAACGTTTAGTTGTTTCTTTAAAAGCTTTAACAAAAACAGTTGACGGGAAAAGAGTTTTAAAGGGCATTTTAGATATGTGTCCTTCACAAGATTGTTTTTCTACAGATTCAAACACAATGGCTTATCAGTGCGGAAGAATGGCTATTGGGCTTGAATTAAGAAATTTTATAAAAATACATTGTGGAAATGATTTATTAAGCAGTATTGAAAAGATGGAGATTTAATTTATGGAAAATTCAGAACAGACAACTACTCAAACTACAGCGAATACACAAGGACAAACACAAGCACCAGTAGTAGATAACGCTCAAAATCAGAATACTGAGACAGAGCAACAGGTAGTGTCAACTGAACAATCTAATCAAGTAAATCAAGAAACTGAAAAAGAAAACACTGAAAACGCTGCATTAAAAGATTTCGCAGACAGTTTAAATGTTGATGAACAGGAACAGGCAAAAGAGCCTGAACAACAGCAAGAAACAGCACCTGAGCATTACGTTTTAAAAAATGCAAATGGTGAAGATGTGGAGCCTCAAGAATTAGAGATGATGTCACGTATGTTTAAAGATGTGAACTTATCTCAGGAACAGGCACAAAAGCTTTATTCAGCATACGAAAAGGAACAGGGCTCTTTTATTGAACAGTCACAGAAAGCATTTAATCAGATGCGTGATGATTGGTTTAATCAAACAATTTCTGACCCTCAACTTGGTGGACAGAATATTGGACAAACAAAGTTGTGCATTAAGCGTGTAATGCAACAGTGCGGCAACAAAGAATTATCAGAATTTTTAAATAAAACAGGCTTAGGCTTTAATCCTGCAATGGTTCGCTTTATGACTAAAGTCGGTGAACTGCTAGGCAATGATAATCATTTTGTGCAAGGTCAAGCACCAGTGGTTATTAACCCTTTAAAAGCTAGATATAAGAACTCACCTGAGCTTTTTAAATAATTAAAAAATTTAAACAATCAAACAAACAAAACCTAGGAGAAATCTAAATGCCAGCTGTAAATCCAGTATTGCAAGAGAATGACAGAATAACTCTTGCTGACTACCGCAAGCGTTTTGGTGGTGAAGATGGTATCGCAGAAGTTGCTGAAACTTTGAACGAAAGTAATGAAGTTATGCAAGATATTGTCTATAAAGAAGGCAATATGGATAACGGCGATCGCCAAACTTACCGCCTGTCATTACCTGATGTTTACGAAAAAGTGTTTAATAAAGGCACAAAAGCATCAAAATCAAGTGTAGGTACTGTAGAGGAAACCTGCGCTTTAATTGAAGCTAGAGCAGAGGTTGACGTTGACTTAGCCGAATTGAACGGTCAAGCACCACAGCTAAGAGCACAGGAAGATAAAGCCTTTATTGAAGCTATCGCACAGAAAGAAACTTATTTGTATTTCAAAGGAAATACTGATAACGGCAATATGTTTGATGGCTTTGAACGAAGATACAACACTTTAAATCAGAGCAAAGATTTACGTGCTACTAATGTTATTGATGCGTCAAACAAGGCAGGAGCAACTGCTCTTAAAGGCAAAAATCTATCTTCAATTTGGCTTGTTGGTTGGGGCGATGATGTTTATAGTCCTTATCCTAAAGGCTCTAAAATGGGCTTAAGAGTAGAAGACAAAGGCGCAATCTTCTTGCCTGACGAGGAAGGCAACGTGAACGAAGTGTACACTACAATGTACAAAAAGTCAGTTGGCTTAATGGTGAAGGACTGGCGCAAGGTTGTTAGAATTTGTAACATTGACGTAGATATGTTACGTACTAATCAAGGTGTAGGTAATCCTGATTTACAAAAACAAGGTTGGAACTTAATTACTCTGATGCTTGATGCAATTACTAAGTTACCAGCAGACGCAAAAGGCAATTTCAAGTTCTATATGAACCGTGATGTTTTTGCAAGCTTAAACTCATTGTCATTACGTTCTGATACTAATGTTATCGAATGGAAGAAAGCTACAGACGCTTTCGGCAAGAATGGCTCATGGGCTAACTTCCAAGGCATTCCTATGCGCCGTGTAGATCAATTAACTAACGATGAAGCTATCGTAAGTTAGGAGTAAATAAAATGATTAAAGATGCAAGAGCGTTTTTCTCTGATGAGCAGGTAGTCACCGAAACAACCTATTCTCAAAAGGCTTATGACTTTATGGCAGCATGGGACCATGCAATCGGAAGTCAGCTATATGTAACTTGTATTTGCAACGGCGATTTTGCAAAAGATCTACGTGTACAAGTTATAGGCTCAACTGACGGTAAGACATGGGATGTAAAGCATCCACTAGGTGACAGTGGTGTTTATGCTAAGGAAGATCTTAAAACTAATAAGACATTCCCGATCCATGTTGTTGAGACTGGTCAGAAGTATAGATACGTAACTTTATTATACATTCCATCAACAGGTGGAGTGGAAGATACAAACGTATCATCACCTACTGAACCTGATTTAACTAACTTTGCTGTAGCTCACAAAATCGGTGAAAAGCGTGAACCTAAAGCTAATGCAATTACTGCATTCTTTGGAACTATCGCCGCAATCTCTCCTGTTGTTCGCTATGCAAACTCTGATAAGTTTACAGGTTAGTTTGTAAAAAACTGAATTAGGAAAGGGTACATATTACGCTATGTACCCTTTTTGTTTATATGGAGTAGAGAATGACTGCTGCTATTGATATTTGCAATAACGCTTTAGATTTAGTAGGTCAAGGCTTGCATATAGAAAGCTTTGACGATCAATCTAAAGAAGCTGATTTATGTAAAAGAAATTATCAACAGGTAGTTGATCGTGCATTAACTAAGTTTAATTTTTCGTTTGCTAGAAAAGATGAACTCATTTCTGAAAAAAATCTGATTCAAAACGTTGTATCTATTCCGTATAAATACACATATTCAATTCCTAGTGATGTGATGAATATTTTGTATCTTGAACCTTATCGTAAAGAAGGAGAAGAGACAATCAATATTAAGACATTGAAGTTTAATTTCAGAGTTATTGACGTAAACAAAAAGAAACAACGTTGTATTGTAACTAACAAAAAAGCGCCTTTTGTCATTCAATATCAAGCCTTTATTGATGATCCTAATTTATTTTCAGTTCAATTTACAGAAGCTGTTGAATATCTTTTAGGTGCACGATTAGCAAGTGCACTGATTCATGGAAACACTGGTATTAGCATCAGCAACACTTTGATGCAACAAGGCATTATGTTTTTACAGCTTGCAAGTAGCCAGGATAATCAACAGGGCGCAGACAGTATCAAAGATAATCAATGTTCATTCATAGAGGCTCGCTATGGTTACTAAAGTTATACAAAGAGGTTTTGGAGCAGGTGAGATCACACCTAGCCTTTTTGCAAGAACTGACTTAAATCAATATGCAATGGGAAGTCGAAAGTTAGAAAATTTTATTGTACTTCCTCAAGGTGCTGTTAGAACTAGAGCGGGTTTCCGTTTTGTAGGACAGGCAATAAACAGTAATTTGCCAGTACGTTTAATTCCATTCAGATACAGCTCAGAACAAACTTATGCTTTAGAGTTTGGCGATAAGACATTACGCATTATTGATCATGGACAATATATAGCAAATAACAATGGCGATGTTTATCAAATCTCAACACCTTATGCAGCTGTTGATCTAGCAGACATTGACTATGCTCAAAATGCAGATGTGCTCACTTTAACCTCACCTGAATATATGCCTTATGAGCTTAGAAGATACGGCTATAATGACTGGCGTTTTGTGGCTGTGTCTGTTACTCCTAACGTAACACCACCAAAAGGCTTATCTTACACTGCTATTTATCCTAGTTCAATGACAGATAGTGAAGAAAAAACTAAGGATAAAATTGAATGTAACTATGTTGTAACAGCTGTAGATGCTAACGAAAAAGAATCGCTTGCAAGTTCTAACCTTGTTGCTCGTGGAAATTATTACATAAGTGGTGCAAAGATCCGTGTTCAATGGCAAGGCGTGGCAGGTGCCAGTTATTACAAAGTTTACAGAATGGTAGCTGGCATTTATGGCTTTATTGGAGAAACAGAAGAATTATATATTGACGATGAAGGAAACAATCCTGATACTACTACTACACCACCTAAATATAAGAGTGTGTTTACTCAATCTGTAAAAGGACAAATAAGCACAATCACTATCAATAATGGCGGTAGTGGTTATTACTACGGTTTAAACAGTAATACTTATTACTTACCTAGAGTTATTACAATTCGTACAGTGCCTCCTTTGGTTTCAGCAAAAGCCAACTCTAAAGACGCTGATGCGGTTACAAAGTTTTCACCTAGTGTGACATTAGAAGTTTTAGATGGTTCAAGCGGTCAGGTATATTTATCTTCTAACATTGAACTTACAACAAAAGTAGTCTCTTCTACTGTTGAAGACGAAGGCTATCTTTTTTATGAATTTAGAAAGATTGCTTACATTGATAAAATTAAAAACATCAGATTAACACAGGACGTGTTGAAAGTTCCTCATGCTATCTTTAGATTAAAAGTTGATAAGAGTACAGGAAGCATTGATTACACCATTTCTGACAGTGCTTTATCAACAGCAAATTCTTATAAAGACAATGAGCTGTTTAAACAGTTCTACAGTAACGGCATTACGATTGATAATTTACGTTCTCTATTTGCTCAGGAAGACACAACAGTTCAGCTTGATTTGAACATCAAATCTAATGACGAAGGTCACGGCGCAACAGCTTATGTCATTGCTAGAAATGGCGTTTTAGTGAATGCTAAAGTTTCTAATGGCGGTTCTGATTATTCACAACGACCAACTGTTACTGTCTTATCTTCAATAGGCTGGGGTGCTGTATTAACTCCTAATTTACAGAACTCTACAGATAAAGATTATCCAGGAGCCGTTGCACAATACGATCAACGCAGAGTGTTTGCAGGATCATATAATAACCCTCTTCGTGTTTGGTTTACAAATGCTGGTTATCAAGATTTGATGGTGTATCACTTACCTAGCCTTGATACAGATAGAATTGAAATCACAGCAGTAACTTCTGATGCTGATAGAATTAAGCATTTAGTCGCAGTAGATTCTTTATTGTTATTGACAGGTTCAAGTGAGCTAAGAGTTTTTACACAAAACTCTGATGCGCTAACTCCTAGCTCTGTTGCGGTTCGTGCTCAGTCGTTTATCGGAGCGAACAAAGTTCAGCCTTTAATCTGCAATAACACTGTGATTTACGCTTCACAGCGTGGCGGTCACGTTCGAGCATTAGGGTACAATTATCAACAAAGCGGTTATACATCTAGTGATATTAGTGTGCGGGCACCTCATCTTTTTGATGGTAAGGACATCGTATCTTTAGCTCTACAAAAATCACCTATTCAAGTGCTATGGGCTGTAACATCTGACGGTGTGCTGCTGTCATGTACATTCACACCTGAACAATCACAAATCGCATGGGCTAGACATTCAACTTTAAACGGTAAGTTTGAATCGGTTTGTTGTATTTCGGAAGGCACAGAAGATCATTTATACGCTGTTGTAATTCGAGATCAAAAACGTTACATCGAACGCATGAGTAATTTTCAGGTATCTAATGCAACTGCAACCTATCGTTATCTTGACTGTTATCTTGATGGTGTATTCTCTACAGCAAAATCACAAATCAGTGGTTTATCTCATTTAGAAGGAAAAACTGTTTCTGTATTTGTTGACGGCAAGCAACAGAGTAATAAAAAAGTTGTACAGGGAATGATAAATTTAGATACAGCAGGAAAGAATATTGCGGTCGGTTTACCTATTGACTACAACTTTGTTTCAGTTCCTTTGATTGTTTCTAATACTGAATCTGAATTACAGGGACGAACAAAAAACATTTCACAAGTTCAGTTGAGAGTTAGCTACGAAGGTGACTTGTATTCACGGAATTATCCACACGGCAAAGAGTACATGTGCTCTAAAGTAGATCAATACAGTACACCTACTGATGATGATTCTTATTTAGTCAAGGTTGTGATTGATGGTGCTTGGGAGGAACAATCACAATTTGCAATCAGTCATAAAGACTGTTTGCCTGTAGAAATTCAAAGCGTGATCTTAGCAGTATCTTATGAAGACGGGAAATAACGATGGCAATACCACAATACACACAAGCTAATTACGGCTCTTATTTGCAAAACACAAGAGTAACTATTCTCAATCAAAATACATCTATCAGTAGTAATCAGTTTTCACAAAAGGCAATGAATACTGGCACTACAAGAATGAAAAACTATGCTGATAAGATACCAAATAAAAACGCATGGACAACTATCGCAAAGGCAGCAATTTATGCTTCTGCTGAGTTTATGTCCAGTATGCAACAAAGACGTTCTTTAGAAGCTAATTCAAGCAATGCTTTTTATCAGGCTCAACAGGCTAACCTTAATGCAGAGCTTGCAAAGTTAGATAAACAGAACTTAGATGTTGCGACTGTAGTGTCTCAATACGATGTCTATAATCAATATCGCATGGGCGAAATTCAAGCTATGGAGCAAGGCGTGGAAGACGCACAGAAGATAGCATCTCAACGAGTTCAATCTGCATCAAGTGGAGTTCAAATGGATAGTGGTTCTAAAGCAGAACTAGATCAAACAAACGTATTAAGCGCAAAAATCAATCAATACATTATTCAAAAAAACACAAACAGCAATGCAACACAGGCAAGGCAACAAGTCTATGCTTTGATGCGTCAGGCTAGTGATGCTCAAATGCAAGAAGCAAACTATCGAGCACAAGCTTTAATTGCTACAGGTGAAGGCGTTGCTTATAACACTATGGCTAAATCAATCAAGCCTTTGGAAAATGCCTTTTGGGGTGCTACCGACAGTTTGCTTAACACTTGGGGTGGTGGTTCGTCAGCAGGTGGTACGAATTGGTCACAGATGTTTTCTTTTAAGTAAAGGTGGAGTATGGCTGTTTTATTACCAACACAAAATCTGAATATAAAAAATTCTGCAAGCTCATTAACTTTTCAGAACTCACCTAAATTGCAAATGCAGAGAACAGACACATCAGTCCCTTTTAAGATTGATGTAACTCAAAATTTAAAGTTTGCAAAAAATGCTTTAGATGTTATTGAAAAATATCAAGAAAACATTAGAACTAAGGCAAAAGAAAATGCTTTGTTATCGGCACAAAATGATGCGAGCGTTGAGTTTAATAATCTTATAAGAGATTATAAAAATTTAAAAGGTCAAAACGCTGTTGAGGCTTTACCTGAATATCAGAAAAAATTAGAGAATTTAAAAAAGAACTACAGCGATGCTTTTAAAGGTTATGGTGATGTTGCGCATGACTTCAATAAATGGTTTGACGACAAAGCAAACAGCTTTGGTATTGAGTTAAAAAACTATAATGACAGTCAGATTGAAGCTGTGAATAGTGCTGAAATGAAAGGTCGAATTTCAAATTCAGCAAACACTTTAACAGAGCATTGGGGATCACCTTTAGAAGATAAGTATTATCAAGAGTATGTTTCTGCAACTAATGCTGTTTTAGAAAAAAATGGTTATGTGCCAGGTGGTGAAGAGTGGCAGGCAGAACAAAGAAAAATGGCTGATGAGGTAACAAAAATTGCTATCGGAAATCAGATCTTAAATAAGAATTTTGGCGGTGCTATCGCCTCTTTAAAACGTTGGCAACCGAGAATCTCAGCTGATGCTTACAACGATTTATTAGCTAAGGCTATTAAAGGAGCTGAGGAAGAACAGGAGCGACAGGAGCGTAAAGCATTACTGCGTGAGCAAAGACAAACTAATTTAGAACTGAAACGTGAGCGAGAAGCTTTACGTGCTATTCAGCCTTTAAATGCTGTAGAACAGTTAAGATTTAAAGAAGCTCACAAAGATGCGACTTTTGAAAAAATGAAAGAGTTGTTCATGATCAAGAACAACAAAAAAGAAGATGATTTATCTCCAACTGATTATAACGATATTCAGATTATGACCGATGGGGACTTATCAAGACAAGTCATTGAAGAAAATGCTAGACGTAAAGCTGTATCAGATACTGATTCCATTTTGGATAATAACCTATCATCAATTCTTTATGCTAAACAATCTAACGGCGAACTTAAATATAAAAACAAAGACGACCTTTATTTAAACATTGATGATCTTAATTTAAGAAGTTCACTAATAGTGCAATATGGTGACAAAGAAAAACTGAATACCAAGTTAGCTACGCTTTATGACAATATGAACAATAAAGCTAACTACAGATTAAGTAGTTTTATTTCTACTGCTAGTGATGATGTACTTGATTTGTTTTATGGAACACCTGAAAGACAGAAAGAAACAGAACTTACTTATGGAACAATTCCTTTGAATGACCAAAAAGCACAAGCCCGCATTCTTAAAATTCAACAACAACATCAAGGTTCATCAATAAAGAAAGGCGATGCTTTATCTAGTCGTGTATTAGATGAGTTAAACATTAAAAGCAATGACTTGTTCAAAGGTGATAACTCATCAAAGTTTATGTTCATTATGCCAATAGCACAAGATCTTTTTACAACTTATGTAAACAGTAATCTTATTAAAAAGGATAAGAACGGAGCAGGAGTTCCTGACATATCATCTCTTAATCCAAAAGAAATTTCTAACGCTATTGAGTATGTAATTAAAAGTCCTGAATTAGAACAGGCTAAACAGGACTATAAAAACAGCAAAGATGTTATTGATAATACTTATGATGATCTCGATGATAACGATTTACTGAATGATACCTTCTCTAAAGATGAGGTTAAGTCTCAGCTTTGGCAGTATCAGTCACAATACTACAGAGACAACGGAACATATCCAACATCAAGACAGCTCTATTTAGATTTTGTTAATAAACAAACATCAAAGCTATCTGATAGAGAAAGAATGATAAAGTAACTTAATAAACTAGGTATAATAAATAACAAATCAAATATAAATGTAAGGTGAATTAAAGATGTCTGATAATTTACAACAGCCTATAGGCAATCAAAACGTAGAGTTTACAAAAGAGCAAACAGAGGCTATAGACAGTCAACTTCAAAAAAAATTATCAGCATCACCTACTCCTATCTTTTATGCAGATACTATATCTGACGGTATCTCACAACAGACTAAGAACTACATCAGAGGAAATACACGTGATGTATGGCAAGATGCGGCAATATCACTTCCTGTTTTAGATGAAAACTCTACAGACGAAGAAAAGAAAAAATATGAAGAGTTAAGCTCAGTCAAAGCTAATGCTAGAGGTGCTTTAGCCTTTGCTGAATACAATGTAAATACAGACAAAATTAAGCAGAAACAGTTTGAGGAGTTGTCAAGATTTTATGGAGCTAATGTCTCATCTAATGACGCAGACATCGTTCAACGTTTAATGTCACAAAAGATGATGAACGATTGGGTAAAAACATTCGACGAGTACGGTTTACCTGATAGCAACATTATCAATAACGCAAAGATTAGGAGTAACTTTGATCCTGAGACTTACAAATACTTTAAAACAGCTCAACAGGTTCAGCAAGATTCTAAGTTGTTTTCTGATTTAAGACGTTCATTTGCTTTAAATACCGAACTAAGAAATCTTAATAATGAAAAGATTGATAACGCTGTAGATAGTTTATCCAGTTCTGAATACATTAGCTTTTTAAGCGATCAACTTCATGGCAGAAAATCAAAGTTAGAAAATACTAACAAAGGCATGTCTAATGAAGAGTACGAAGATCGTAAAGCTCAAATCATTGATAGATATTCAAGAGACACAGACGGCATTAAGCAAAGCTTGTATGACTTATTCTCAGATATGCGTTATTCCTTAGGCGGTTTAAATCTAGTTGATGATTATCGTCAAGCCAGACGCCGTGAAATGGAAGAGATCATAAAGAACAATCCTAACATCACAGACAAAGAGCTAGCTTTAGCTTTGCAAAATTCTAATTCAGGTTCTAACTCTGTAATTCTTAATGCACTAAGTATCATGCTGTTTAAAGGCGCTGGTGAGTACACAAAGATTTTAGGACAGGCTACAGCTAAAACTTTGTCTAAGTTAGGTGTAGATGTATCAGCTCGTGTGCCAAAAGTTGCACAGCAGGTGTTAGGTCATACTTCTAACATTGCTATTAACACCGCACAGAATACAGCTTTTTCTAAAATTGATGATGCTAACGTAAAATACAATGCACGTGTTGACGTGGGGCAATCACAGCTAGAAAGTTTGGCGCAAATTCCATCTGATTTAGTATCTGATTTAGGCGAGACAGTAACTCAATCTGCTTTAGTATCTGCTTTCTTTGAATCATTGCCCCTACTTAACAGAGCGCGAGCAAAGGTTCTTAATTTAAAGAAACAGGCTAACGCTAGAGTTGCTGATGAGGTTGTTTCTAATTCACCTTTAACAAAAAATGATCCTTCTACCAGTGCTGAAATTTACGATGAACTTCAATCACGAGGCAGTGACAAAATCTATCTTGATAAAGATGCAGTTACTGATGTTATTAACAGAGCAGATCAAGTAGAAAAGAGCGGTGATACTGTAGGTGTAAATAGAGCTGTCTTAGGTGATGAATTTAACGAAGCCTATGATCGTGCTCAACATGGAAACATGATTGAAATCACACGAGGTCAATGGTTAAAACTACCGCAGGAAGTACGAGACGAACTAATCGACTACACAACATCTGAAAACGGTGCACCTTTAATTCGTGAGTTGTCAGCCACTTTATCAGATAAAAAGATTGAAGAGATTAAAAATGATATTGCGGATAAAGTTCAACAACGCATTAAACGTGAGGAAGAAATGCGACCTATTCAGCAGGAACTTAACAAAGTTCTAGCTGATAATTCTAAGAACACATCTGTTGAAGAAAACAATGCTCTATCTAAAGGTGTAACTACCTTCTTAAGATCAATGTCTGATATTACAGGTGTTGACGTTGCCACCTTATGGAACAAATTTAAGCCTTTAATTAAACATGAGAAAGGTGTTGATTTTAGCAAAGTTAAGAATGCAGATAAGAGAAATGAGCGCGGTTCATTTTCTGTTGTTGATGATGTTCCTGTGATTAATCTGAACAGTGAAAGTACATTTACTGATGTGTTACATGAGCAGTCACATTGGTTCTTACACACAATGCGTGAGCTGGCTAAGGAGAACAAAGAAGTTCACGATCGTTTAGATAAACTTGTTAAATGGTGGGATAGTACAAAGTCATTAGACACTTTATCAAAAGAAGATTGGGCTAAACTACAGGAGCAATTCGTTGCTAGATTTATTGCTGATGCTATTGGCAATAAAAAATCAGACAGCAGTGTTTTAAATAATTTTAAAAAGATGTTGTCACAAAACAAAAATAATGAGCTGTTTAATAAAGAAAATTTAGAAAACTTTGATAAAAAAACAATCACCGAAAAAGCGTTTAAACAGAACTACGGCGAAGAATTAAATCAAGGTTCAAAAGAATTTAATGCTTTTGTTAATTCTCTTTTTGAATCAGAACAGCTCTACAAAGAACAGATTGAACAATATCCTATTGATGATTTGTTAGGTGATATTGATAGTTCACCTCTACCTGATGAAGCTAAACAGCTATTTAAAGACACAGTAAAGAGTGACTTAATCAATCATCATGCTGCTTTAAAAGGTTTGATTGATGAGTTAGCAATTAAGAAGTTTTTAATCGGCTTGGTTAATGGTCGTTCTTTAGACAAACTAAAAAGACAAATTATCAAAAAGAACATGGCTAAACTTCCACGTGAAGAGTTAGAAAAACAATTAGTCGCTTTAGATAATTTAGCAAAGAAGTATGAAAAGGTAAAAGAAGAGCAGAAACAGCTATTAAAAAATGATCCTCGTACTCTTTACATTGAAGATTTAAAAACACTTCCTATCTCTTTAAAAGACAAGAACGTTCCTAAATACATTGAAGACAAGCTCAAAGCTAAAAAGATTGTTGATAATGATACAGGCATCGAAGTTAGAGAAATCTTAGATGACTATGATCGTTTACCTCAGCAATGGAAAGATGCTATTGATTCAGCTAAGGATAAAGAGCAAGCATTACTTGAATGTATTGCTAACTATTCTATTGAGAAAGAAGCTAAACGTATTGCCTATGAAACTGTGTTAGATAAAGCTATAAAGAAGACACAGCTTGAAGGTGAATTAAAAATCAGTAAAAAGATTAGCACGATACATCGTCAATTAGGCACACAGGTTCTTAAGGCTTTAAAAGCTATAACTAAGACAGGTGAGAATGCCAAAAAGATTTTATTTAACATTAAAAAAATCGCACAAAACGATGTTGATCAATTAGCTTTTAGTGATTTATCTGTATCCAGTGCAAGACGTTTAGCAGCTAGAGCAAATCAGAAAGTCAAAGTGTCTTTGGCTCGTGGTGATTTAAGAGAAGCTGAAAAGCAAACAAGAAACGAACTGTATCAGAATGAAAAGGCTGAATACATCGCAGATACTATTCACTACGTTGAAAAGAAAATGGCTGATTTTAAAGCTTTAGCTAGTCGTGATGTAAAAAAAGTAGGTAAGAGTTACGATCCGAACTTAATGGATTTATTAAGAATTGTTACTGATACTATTGGATTAACTGAACGTAAGGCTAACGGTTTTACTATTGGTGATATTGCTGAAATTAAAGAACGTATCTTAAATGAAAGTGACTACTTGGATTCTTTAGGTGAAGAGCAGGCTTTAATCGAACGTGCAAAAATAGAGGCGTTTTGCAACAGAGTTGCTGATGTTGCTAATGATTACTATGCTAATCGTACTGTATCTAAGCTCTATGATTTGATTGAGTTTATGTCTGCACTAAAAGATTATGCACGTAAGACAAAAACATTCTGCGATGGTGAAAAAACTATTGAATTTAAAGACGCACAAGAGCAGTTGGTTAAGACGACTTCTGATTTAAAGACAAAGAAAGCTTCATTAAATGGTGCTAGTCAAGGCAAATCTAAAGGTGTGTTTGCTGCCTTCGGTGCTTTACGTAAAAAGTATGCTTTTCAGGCGGAGCATACAGTAGAACGCTATGACGGAAAAAAGCTTGGTGCATGGCATGAGCTCATCTATGCTCCTATTGAGCGCGGTTATACTCAGATGAAGTTAGCTTTAAGAGATATTACATCTAAGCTTGGAGATAGTTTATCTAAGCTTAAGATTGATAGCCGTGAGATACAGACAGATTTAATCATCAAGAATGAAACAACAGGTAAGAATGAACGTTTGGTTTTAGGTTCTCGTTCAGGACATTTTAACGGTCGTACTACTTTAGAAATTTTAGGTTTACTTTTACACTGCGGCACCAACTACGAAAAGCTAGTGAAAGGTTATGTTGCTGATCCTGAAATTGGAGCTAAGTTTAAAGACGGAACAGAAGTAAATTTAAACAATGACAAATCAGTTTACGCTTGGAAACAAGAACAGTTTAACTCAATGATTCAGTCATTGTGTGATCAAGGTTTTATTACTAAAGAACTTTTAAATTGCTGTAAAGAGATATGGGGAACATTTAAAGAATTAGATCCTAAAGTTATGCAGGCTACACGTGAGCAGAACGGATACGGTTTTAAGCGTTTAGACGGACAGCCTTTATCATTCAAGTTAGCTGATGGTTCGGAAGTTAGTGTAGATGCTGGATATGTTCCTGCTATTCTTAACAATGACAGAGCTGTAACTAAAGCTAGTGAAAACGGAATTGACATCACAGCTACAGGTGCAATGCAAAATCAGATGTCAGTTATGGGCTTAAAAACACCTTCCTTTATTAAAGAAAGAAATCAAAAAGCGTTCCATGCTTTAGATTTAGATCCTGTACATATCATCTCAGGAATTGAACAGGAGCTTAAATTTATTTACTTAACACCTAGAGTAAATGAAGTAAATAAATTATTACATTCAAAAGCCGTTGCAAATGAGATTGAACGTATTGATCCAGGTGCCTTAAAAGAAAGATTTGAGCCTTGGATTAAAACACTTGCAACAGGTCAAGATATTACTCCTGCGTCTTCTAATAAATTCATTCAGTGGATTAGTAGAAAGATGCAAGATACAGGCTTGTCTATTATGGCAGGCTACTTTAAGAACGCTGGTGAGCAGTTCTTTGACTTAGCTCCTGTGATGTATGAAGTAGGTTTTACTAATACTATGAAAGGTGTAGTAATGGCTACTATGTATCACAATAAATTAAAAGCTGAGATTTGCAAAAACTCTGCATATATGAACTCTCGATTGAATGAAAGTAACAACTCTATCAATGAGATTTTTAAGCGTATTCAGCTTAACCCTTTTCAATACACAAGTAACGGTCAAAAGATAAAAGCCAGTGCTCAATGGATTCAAAATTTTAGTCGTGAAAATGCGATGTTCGCACAGGTTTACACTCAAAGATTTATTGATGAGATCACATGGTATGGAGCACAGCAGAAGTTTTTACATGAACACCCTGAGCAAACTAATTTAACAGATTCAATTAAGTATGCAGATAGTGTAGTTAGAACTGTTTTAGGCTCTTATGATCGCCCTGACACAGCTTTAATTGCAAAGTCAAACGCTTGGTATAAGCTTTTTACAACATTCACTTCATACTTTATAAACAAGATGAATTTGTTATCAACAAGGCTTGCAAACAATTCAAGAGAATTTCAGAACTCAAATAAGCGTTTCTCTGATTATATGAACAGGTACGGTCACGATGTATTAGCTATTTCATTCTTTACATTGTTACCTTCAATGTTATCAGAACTGCTAACACAAACAGTGAATGGCAGCTTAACCTCTGATGATGACGATGAGTTTAGAGCAGGCTTATGGAACGTTGCATTGTCACCTACTAAATTTGTAGCTAGTGGTAAAGCTCCTTTAATGTCAAATATGATTGTTTCTCCTTTAGTTGACATGGCGGTTGGTAAACAATACTTTAGTTCTGCTTATATGAACTCACCATTGCTAACTACAGGAACAGCTTTTTTACATTCAGGTGTTAATGTTTATAACTCAGCCGTAAAAGATGCCGAGTTAAAATCATCAGATGTCAGAAATATTATGATGGGAACAAGTGCCTTGTTAGGTGTTCCTTTTATTGGTACAGCCTCACGCCCAGTGCATCACGCAGTTGAGCTATCTAATCGTGAAGTTGAACCTGCTGATAATTACTTTATTGAAGCATGGAAATTTATTCACGGTAGATAAAAATCTATTTAGGAAATGATAGCTTTTTTGGTAGTTAAAACTATCAGGAAAACTATCATGTCCTCATTAAGTCAAGACGAGATAAACAAGCTCACAAGTACACAAAGTACAAGAACAAGTAATGATGCAGTAACTACTTATAAAGGAAACTTTATTGGTGATTTAACAGGCATTGCTTCTTATGCTAAAGCTCTTCTTAAATCATTTAGATTCAGCATTATTGGTGATGATGCCAGTGGTTATGTAGATATTACTGGCGATGCTCCAGCTAATTTAATTTTGGTCGTAACTCATGCAGCTAAAGCAGATTCAGCCGATTACACAGCAAAAGCAGGTGTAGCTTCTTTAGCTTTTAATTCAGATCTTGCAAACTTAGCAACTTTTGCCCTTGAAGCAGGTTGTTTACGTCATTTTGTAATTAAGTTTACAGAAGATAGTGCTATCAAAGGTTCGATGACATGGGATAGTGATACATCAACCGTCACAATGAAAATTGATAAAGTGGACTTGGCAAAGGCAGGTGTAACTTTAGTTGATAATATTACATCAGCTGATACAGAAAAGTTTGACAAAACTAAGTTGTACTTTGATGTTCCTAATTCTGCTTTATGGTTCTATGACAATCAATCAAACGTTTGGAAAAATTTATTACAGTACATTACAGATTACTTAGTAACTCTTACTAATAAAGACACAGAACAACAATCGCAAATTGACAAAAATACAACAGATATTGCTGATTTACAACCTACAAAGTACACAGTCACATTTAACAATAAAACATACTCAATGCGAAATACTCTGATTGACGAGGTATCAAATGGCTAACGAAAAAGAATGGCAACAAGACATAAGCACAACTGTTGATACTCATACTGCTAAATTATCAGATCATGAAAATCGCCTTAATCAGGCTGAATTAAACATCGCCGACCATGAAAAGCGCATCGATAACATTGAAACAACATCTGATGTAGGTCAGTTTGCTACACGTATTCAGGCTGTTGAAGAAAAGAATACAGAACAAGACAGTGCCATTGACACTTTAAAGAAAAATGTATCAGATAATTTACAAACAGCAAAGCAATACACAGATACAAAGTTAGCTGATTATGCCACTAAAACAGAAAACACTAACACTTTAGAACAGGCTAAACAATATGCTAATAGTAAGGCAGATGACACCTTAGAAAATGCAAAGCAATACAGCAATACTAAAGCAGATGACACCTTAGAACAGGCTAAAACAGATGCCTCTCAAAAATATCTACCATTTACAGGTGGAACTATGGTGGGGTATTGTTTGATAAAAAATCAAACAAACGATCAAGCTATTAGTATTGTCGGCGGAAATGTTAACGATAGTCAGTTATATGGAGGTTCCGTTTCATGCCGAGGTATAGATAACACTTATGAAGCAGGTAATGTAACAATACAAGCGGTTAATCCACAAACAAAAAAAGTATCAACGCTCATTGTAGGCGATAACAAATTAAATTTTAATGATCAACATATAGTTAGAAGTGTAAATGGGGTAAATGCCGATGATAAAGGTAATGTTAATCTTACCGATTATGTAAAGTTAGCATCAGCTCAAACTATTTCAGCGCAGCATAACTTTTCAAAAGGTGTAAAAATCGACGGTTATTTAATTACAGTAGGTTAATATGGTGCGCATAAAATTTAATGTAAATGGAACAACATATTCAACTTGGAACCATACAACAAAACTAACTACTCCTAGTTTAATCTTAAATGACAATGGCACAGTAAGATATACACCATTGTTTGCTGTAAACAATGGTGCAGAGGCTACATTAGATCATCATTGGTATTACAGATGCGGTGCTTTGGCTGTTACACATAACAATACTAAGTACCATGTTGCTATAAGTCGAAGATACACGAATGTTTTATCAGGCACTATCAGCACAACTATTACACATAGTGGTAAAACAGGTACAACTACAACAACTACAAGTAAGACCGTTACACCAGCAGGCACTCATGAATTTGGCTTTCAAACTGTCCCCCCTGGCAATCACGGCGTTCAAGCTGATGTTACCGTTAATTATGGTGTAACTTTTTTACAAACACCAGCTATTTATATCCACTATGGCGGAACACTTGTAAGCGCAGGCACAAGCTCATGTGTAATCAGAATGACCAGCACAGTTGTCAATTCGGGAACAAGCCCATCATACATGAATGCTGGCTCTGTGAACTACTTGCTAACCGTTACAGGTAATGTTGCAACAACAACGACAACCTATCCAGATGAAACAAAATCAGCTGTTGCACAAGGTAATTTTAATTATGGTGTGACTTATCCTAGCGTACCGTCATTAACAGTAAACAGTGGCGGTATTTCTGCAACAAACAATTCGGGTAACAAGTCGTTTTTAGCTAAAAAAACACTGACTGGAACTGTTGCTTATAACAAATCAGCAACTTTATCACAGGCTTTTAAGGTTACTTTTAACGGTGATTTTGGATTAGGCTAATGGAACAGTGGAAATTTTGGAAGTGTCTCCCTATTGTAAAAGTTTCTGACAAAGGAAAAGTTTACGATTGTAAAAGAAATACTCTTTGTGAAACAGAAACAATTAGCGGTCATGTCTACGTTTGGATTGATGTGTTAGGTGTCAAAAGATATTTGTTAGCGCAAGTAGTTGCTGACACTTGGCTTGATAACCCTAACAATTATCATCTTATCAAGCATAAAGACGGAAACAATCTGAATAACTGTGTTTCAAATCTAATGTTTGTAAAAAACATGGAAGATACTATTGACCATTCTAATGATAATAAAAACATTGAACGTTGGAAAGAAAAGATGAAAAGACAACATCAAGCATTTAGGAGTTTGTAATGATTTATACAATAAGTTTAAAAGAAAATAAGATTGAAAAGAAAGATGAAATTTTTTACTTTGAAATGGCACAATCTTATGAACTTACAGATTTAGGCATAAACAAAATCATCTATAACGATGATACAGACGAATACAAGTACTTTGACAATACAAACAAAGAGCTTGATATAGAGCTTAACGAGTATCAAAAAACAGTACGAGATACAATCTTAACTACATTCCATTCTCTTTTTGATGCTGATGCTTTAAACCGCTTAAAGCAAAGAAAGATTTACGATCTGAAAACTCAATGTACTTTTAATGATTATTGCGATATTAACTGCAACTTCTTTTGCAGTTTTGGTTTGTTGTTACCAGGTGATAAGCAACATATAGACATGTACAAAAGTTTATTGAATTACACTGATACAAATCTTGTTATCACTGATATGAATGGTGACAAACAGGAAGTTACAAAAGAGCAGCTTAACACCATTATTGAAGAGTGTCTTATCAATCTTGAATACTTGCAAAAACAGCAACAACAGGCAATTATAGAGATTGCTTCTTTTAACAGTGAAGAGAGTGTCACAAACTACAATGCGGTGATCTCCCCTTTCAACTTCTTCAGTTCTGGAGATCAATCTGAGATTGAAGATTTAAGAGTTAAAGTAAAGAACGAACTTATGTATCCTCAAGTCTTATCAGATGGTTTACTTGAATTGTCCGATCAATATGAAACAACAAATACAGAAAATCAAGATGCGATTATTGAACTATCAGATTTGGTTTGTGAGTTACAAGAAGAAGTTAAAAAATTAAAGGCAAAACAAGGAGCTTAAAATGAATACTTTATATTATCGCTATGTGATTATGGGTAAACGTACTGTTGATAGTATTCCTGCATCAAGACGTGAAGCTGTAAAAGAAATGCTAATCAAAAATGGTTACACGATAAATGATGACGGCAGCGTTTTTAAAACAGGTTTACCTGACACAGAAAATTAGTGTATAATACGCACGATGTTTCATAGGTATAGGCACTAGCAATAGTGCCTTATCTTTTTATTTAGAGCATTGCGCAATTTTATAAAAAACTACGTAGCCTATACCGCTAAAATCCTGCTCAAATCCCTGCTTAACCTCATCATCATTTAGATAGAATGAGCCTGAATATCCCCAACGTTTACAAACATCATCACTACCATTCAAAGCTGAAATCCAATCAGGAGTAACAGGATCAAAATCTATTCCGAATTTAGTTTGCTTATATCCTAAAAACACGACACCATCACTTTGGCTAGCCCATAATACCTTAGGTATGATGTCTCTAGGCTTTGGTGTACAGGCTGTAACGACTAATAAAGCAATACTTGCAATAGCTAATAGTTTTTTCATAAATTCACTCTACTAAAACTTTGATAAATTCTCTTATATTTACATCGTAATCAAACGTACAAAATCTGCTATTTTGTTTAATAAAGAAAACAAAATAGGAGAATACTATTATGCTTGATTATGACACGCCCGTTAGCATATCCCAACATTTTTATAATGGCATTGTGATTCGTGCACACGTTCATTCTGAAAACGGTACTGTATGGCTAGTCGGTGCTGATGTATGCAAGGCTTTACAGATAACTAATCCTAGCTATGTTGCAAGTAAACTTGATAAAGCTAATGTTAAACATCATTACCTTATCAACTCACAGGGAAAACAGTTGGTTACGTGGTATTCACCAAGAGCTATTTATAAACTCTGTCAACAATCTAAATCTACACGTGGTTTAGATTTTCTTAAGTGGTACGCATCAATTCAAGCTGATTATGTACTTATTCCACGTGAAACAATGCTTAAACTCTTCGATATTTTAGAAAAGATGAGATCTTTTATCTAATTTATATCGTTCTTATTGCTTACTTATACCGTCCTTACAGCTATTCTTTTTGTGTTGAATAAATCAACGTTTTTAATCCATACATTCAAACACAAGGAGTTTATTATGGGTGATTATGCAAGTAAGGGACTAGCAAACGGTGTAGGTATTCCTGCATTAGTGCTAGGCTCATTAGGCTTTTTACAGTCAGGTGGTTTAGGCGGTATCTTTGGCGGTAATCAATCAGCTATGGCTTGCGCTATGAATAGTGGTGCCGTTGCTGTTTTAGCTGAAAAAGATGCTGAAATCGGTCAGCTAAAAGCTGAAAAGTATACTAACGATCAGGTTGCTCAAACATACATTGCTCTACATTCAGAGCTGGGAAAGGTAAGCGATAAAGTAAATGAGCTGGCATTAGGTACTGAAAAGCGTTTTGGTTCCCTTGATTGTCAGTTAGGTGTTATGGCAACTGCTACTAACAGTGCTATTCAGGCTCTGCAAAATACAGTAAATCATATCACTAATACTGTAATTCCTATCAGTGCTATCTGCCCTGAGCCTATGCCACGTTACACAGCAGAGGCTCCAAACACACAGCCTGTAACCGTTCAATCAAGAACTAAGGCTTAGGAGTAACGTATGAAAATCAGTGTAGATAACTTCATTGAATCAGTCGATGAATGGGTGGAACAAAAACTTTTAACTAAAGGTACACCGATTCAGCAGGGGATAGCATCTTTTATTTATTTTCAGGGTAAGGATAAGCTTAAAAGTTACTTGTCTGCCTTGTCATTTTTAGCAGATGAAAACGGTGATTTTAACTACGCTGATTTGGAAACTAACTTGAAAAAATCATTTGAAAAAATGGGCAATCAGTACAAAGTGCCTATGCTTTCTTATGTTTTTGATACTCAAGATTTGAATGAAATTCTACAGATAGCTAGAGGTAAAGCACATGAATAAGGCAGTTGATGAGTACACTGGTAATGATTTGAATGCTGCTATTGACCACGCTCAAAAAATGGCGATGGCAACTATCGAATGTACATATCACAATACTAAAGATGAGGACTGTTTAACCTGTGACGAAATGCACAAAGTTAAAAAGGCTCTTCAAGCTATTGAGATTTGTCACGCTTTAAAAACTAACATCAGATTAGCACCGTTAAAATAGTGCCTATTCTGCATGACAAAAAGGCGATCACTCGATCGCCTTGTTTTGTTTGTTCGTTTTACTCTTCTAATTGTCTTAAACAATCATTTATAAAATCCTGTTCTTGTTTTTCTGTTTCAAAAAGGCTTAAGCCTTGATTTTTTCTCATTAAGATAAAATCAGCTAGTGCTTTTTTGCACTCTTCTTTTTCTCTTGTTGTGTAATTTGATACTAACTCTTTTAAAAATTTTATTTCATCTTTTATTGTTTCGTCGGCTGTTAAAATTTGATCGCCGATATTGTTTACAGCTTCAGAATAGAAAAAGTCACTTGTTTTATAGTTATAATGTCCGACAAGTATTTGAACTACTTTTTCAAGCTCTTTTGAGATCATACTAATATCACTCTCAGCATCTAATATAAGAGTATGGATGCTGTCACCTGAATTTTTATTTATGATCTCAAAATAAAAATAACGCTTATCATAAATATCATCGTCTTCATAATGATCAAAAGCAAAAAAGCAATCACAATTAGACGCATCTAATACATCTTGTATGCTTTCAATTTTGACAAAATCGTCATGTTCTGAGTTGCAGCCGTCAGGGATTAAGTGTAAAAAGTAAGGTGTAAATTTGGCTACTTCAATCTTATTGATTAGTTCTTGTTCGCCAGATTTTTGGTAAATTGTTTCAATATTCATTTTAAAAACTCCTGTTAAGTTGTGAAAAGTTAAATCATAGAGCACTAACCTTGTGCTAATGCTCTAACATTTAGCTTTTTGCCTATGCCACTTCTAAACACTCCACTTCTTTATAACTTTTATCCAGTTACCGCTCAACTTCTTTTTGCCTGAATCAGAAACGCACCAATCGCCCTTAACTTCGCCGATCATTGTTTCATAATCAACGATCTTAGGATGCTTTTTTGTTCCTCCCCATACTGGATATTGAATCTCGATCATTTCTTTCTGTGTTGGTGCTTCTACCTTCTCATTAGTAATTACAAGATCACCAGCTAAAAAGCGATCAACATTATTTTCATCAATGCTATAGAAGTCAGTCTCATTATACATTTTAGATGTATGATGCCAGCTAGTTCTAGTTAAGAAGTGCTTTTTTAACTGTTTAACGGTCAACTTTTTAAACTTCACGATGTTTGCTTTATCTTCTAAGACATCTTCGATAGCTTCGATTAAGTTAGTTTTCAGCCATCTAGATAAAGGCATTTCATCGTTTAAGTATGCTTCAAAAGCATTGTTGGACATTGAATAACCACGATAACCGCTCATTTTTTGTATCTCCTAAAAGTGCCTATTCTTTATACATTACAAGGTAATCAGATAAAAGCCTGTACTGTCCAAAAATGTGATTTAAGGTTGCAATTTGAGCTGTTAAGCACTCAACTTTAAATTTCATTTGCTCATCTGTTGAGTTGCTAAAGGTATCTATAGCATACTCGCACATATCACGTATGTTTTTTAGTTGATAGATAAGATCATCTTTTTTAACTTTCTTTTCAAGTTGTAATTGAATCTTGTGCATAAAAAAACTCCAGTGTTAAAAGTGCCTATGCTACTGCATAGCGTTATTTGTGATTAGTCACATAAAAAGACTTGATTTAAGTCTTTTTATGTGACGGCTGCACCTGGCAACCGCCACAAAGTCAATTTTTTGACGTCTTAGAACGGGCAAAACTCATCACGATCTGCGCTCAGTTCTTCGACTTGCTCAGGGGTCAAAGTGCCATAAGCATGATCGCAGAATGGAACGACTTGATCAAAGTCTTCGGCTTTGTTGCCATCTGCGATCCATTGTTTGAGTTGTTGATCGTGTTTGTACTCTGCTTCAGAACGATGATCAAAACTAACTTTGAAAAGGTCACGATCGGCGGTGTCTTTGTCTAAGATGTATGTTGTTGAATTAGAATCTGAATAGCTAGAAGCAGCTGCAATTAGTGCGCTTTTCTCTTCTGCGCTAATTTTGGCGGGCACCTGGTATCTTATGATCTGATCGTGCTGGTCATCGTTTGGGTCACGTTTCTGTGCTGCTAAACTTCTGCGATCGTGAGCGTTTATAAAAGCGCTCAAAGGAAATAAAGTAAAGTAGTGCACTTTACCGCCAGCAATTTGAATAGGACATCTTGCACCTTTTGAGCCTTTTTTTACAATATAGAAAAGTTTTTTTGCTTGCTGAATTGTTGCAAAACCTGTGAATGCGATCGCATTCTTTTTGCAGTAGTCGTTTAGCACGTTTGCGATGTTTGAATCTGCTTTATAAGCCTTTCCAGTAAGAAAATTAAAATAGCACATGATTGTATTTCCTTTTGTTGTTAAGTTTGTGAAATTTGATACTTTTTTTGTATCTATCAAAGCCGTTTTTTACAACTTTGATAGATACAGCCTTGAATTTTAAAGCCGTATCTATATACTTAAGTTGTTAAGTTTGTGAAAAGCGGTTGAAGTTTTTAACTTTGATCGCTTTTTTTATAACATTCTATACGTTACATTTCTGTAAAAATCTTGACTTGAAAATCCTAAAGCAAGCCATAAATCATACGACATCTGAAATGATCGTTCTGTGCCTAATCCTGTATAGTGCACTCCTTTTATATCATCGTAAGGGCTTTCTAATACAACAGCACACATAAAAGAAACATCAATATCACCAATATATATACGACAATAAAAAGATAAATTTGATCTTGAAGTATGTGTAATTCTTACTTTTATACTATTGTTATGCTTATTTAATAAGTCTTTTAATTCATTGATATATAAGTTAGTCAATCTTTTAGAATATCTCATAAAAAACACCTATTTAATTAGAGTTAGTAGAACATAAGTAACAATCGCATTAGATGCGACAATTAAGATTGTTAGCTTGAATGCTTGTAAGCGTGTGATCATTCTTAGTGTCTCCACTCATCAATAAGAATAACAACAGGTTGATCACGATCAAGAATTTCAGGAACTTTAACAGCTTCGAGAACTTCACGATCGCCCCATGCGTCTTTTAGATAAGCCTTGTTTTTTGCTGTGTTCTGAACTCTGTCAAGTAGTACAGAATAAAAACGAGTTCCACATCTAACAGCAATTACTTTCGCTTTTATGCTGTTCAATTTTTCTGTTAAGGTCATTTTTTTTGTCCTCCTACTATTCATGCTCATAGATGTAATAACAAATTTCGTCAACATCAAGCGCACCCCAGGCGTTTAAGGCTCTTTCTGTGAATTTTCTGCATTCACAAAGTGACATCTTAACGCCGTCATCTTCCAGGCACTTTTGAACTCGTCCTGTTAGTTCTTCAATGTTGTAAGTATCTGAATCAGTCATTTTTTGTCTCCAGGTTAATAAGAACGTTCTTTTCTTTCGTTCTCTTTATAAGACATTATAGGTCACTAATTTATAAATATCTAGTACTATTTTAATAATAGTACAAAAAAAATAATTAAGTGATTGAAATATCTATGATTAAACTTTGAAATTTGACTATTTAAAAGGCTTTATCTATACTTTTCTTTATATAAGCAGTAAAAAAGAGAGTAAAAAATGACAATTAAAGTATTTAACGTTGAGTTTAGAAGCCTCGGACAGCTCCAAAAGGCACTGGGGTATGCTTCGCAGCAGTCAGAAGCTTTTATTTTGCGTCAATATGGAAGTATTGAGCAGATGACACTCACACGTCTGAAAACTAAAAACAAAAAAGAAGCCACAAAAAAGCTTAAAGCATTGCTAGACACGACAGCAGCAGCAGGCACTAAAGCACAAAAAAAAGAACTAAAGACAATATATAAATGTCTTTTTGCCGCCTGGTCTCAGCTTGATGAGCTCCAGCAGCAGACAATTATTAAAACAGTCGCAGGTGCAGAAAATATCAATTACGAAGAGTTAGAAGAAAAGATAAGAAAATTCAAAGAGTTAAATGTGAAGTAGTAAGATATTAAATGCAGTCTATTGACGTGCTGAATTGAAATGAAGTATAAAGCGTTAAGCACGTGAGCACACGTGTTAGTTATTACTTAGTTAAAAAAAGCTAGTGAGCTGACTTAATTCAAGGTTTAGTTTGCTAGCTTTTTTTATTGTCTTTGTTCCAGTGATTCAACTTTGGCTTGCTAACGTCTCAGGTTTGCCAGGCGGTTTACATTGCTCTTTGGTTTGCATTGCTAACGCTGTTCAGAACTAAAAAAAAACAAAGAAACAAAGAAACGAAAAAAAAAACGAAAAGGCAATATAACGCACACAAAAACTCAAATCTTCTAAATTCTTTTCAAACTCTAGCAAAACAGCACAAAATCAAGGTAAATCAATCAGTTAATGCCGTTTCGTGCGGTTTGGTGTCTATAATCAACTTCGTACTATATAAGATAACTACTTGATTTGCTTAGAATAGTTCTAATAAATTGGTTAGCTCGTGACCGTTTGCTGTGACCTAACCGCCCGTCAATAACGATAATCATTACTAATTACGGCTGAAGCTCGACCGCTTTGGAGCTGAACCCTAATGCCCCCAAACGCCCGCCCATTTTTTCATATTACCTTTCACAAATTTTTTCTGATTTTTCAAATTCATGTCCCATATAGCAATGCAAAGTTTAATAAAAGTGCAAATCAAAGTTTAAAAATATAAAAAAGAACTTTACAAAGTTAAATAAAAGGTATAAAGTTATTTATGTACTTAGACATAAATTTTCATGTCTTTGTATCTCCTTATAGTTGATAAGTAAATGAACGTGTGCTCACAGTGAGCAATGCTTACTTTATCGTTTGGTATTTAGGCTCTATAGATTCGGTAAGTAGAGTTGGCTGTGAGTGCTTTTTTAGAGCAATGGTGTAACGGTAGCACACAAGGTTTTGATCCTTGCGGTAGTAGTTCAAATCAACTTTGTTCTGCCATTTTATAGCTATGAGATATTTTAAGAAGCTAAGCTGCGGGTGCGTTCTGTAGTGACCTTAAGATGTCTCATAAGTATGAAATGATTAGCGTAAACTAAAACTTTTTCGTTAGTCTAATAAAAGGTGTCATTTCATACTTAAGAGCTGTTTAAAAGTTTTCTTCCGTTTACTCTCTTTTAGACGGCTCTTAAGTGTGAAGTGAATGATTGGTTGATTTGATATGTACGGCATACCGCAGTTTCACTTCACACTAAAATTTGCAAAGTGTATATGTATTAGTTGCCATATTTTACTCTTTGCCGTTTCTCTCACTTCTAACGTAAAAAGAGTGTACAGGTTTCCTAATAATAGGACCCTTTCCACCTGTAGAAAACAGGGCGCGCTTAGGGACGTTAGAGGTGTTTTGCTGTTTTCACGTATATAAAAAAAACAGCGTTTATGGAGTGTTGGTAGAGTGGCTGAATACATCTGCCTACTAAGCAGACAATCACGTAAGTGGTTCAAAGGTTCAAATCCTTTACACTCCGCCAAATTTATGGATAGGTGGCAGAGTTGGTAAATGCAACAGCTTTGAATACTGTCGGTCATGTAAATGGCTTGTGAGTTCGAGTCTCACCCTATCCGCCATTTTTGCGGTCTGGTAATGTGTCGCTTTAGAAACAACATTACTACTGCACATAAGAATGTAGCCCAGCATCTAGTGCAGTGTCTTGTATCAGACAGGGTACCGCTTAAAAGTCGTGAGCGAAATCACGACTATGGGCAAGGTTTGATTTATAAGTGAAGTGACCTCTGCACTTATAAGGCTTGCCCGTGAGCCTGCAATCACGGTGCACCAGTTTTTTTTCATTTTTTCATAAAGAACCGTTGGACCCCTTACTCCTTTTTTTATAAGGGGTTAAGGGGTATTTTTTTTATGTTTAGTTTAAAAGACTTAACACCTTACTTATGGGCTGTATCTGTATTAGGCAGTGCTTATATAGGCTATTCGCTTACAAGTTCTTACTATCAGATAAAGATCGTAACAATGGAGAAACAATATGAACAGATACTTAATGAAGCTCAAAAGGCTAAGACACAAAAGGAACAAGAACTTTTTACGGAGGCGATAAATGTACAAAGCGGTTTGTCTAAAGATATACAGAACGTTACATCTACTTATAATCATTACTTTTCTGATTTTCTGCCTGGCGATAGCGGTTGGTTGCAGCAGTCAGATAACACCAGTAGCAGTAAAGACGTGTCCTCAAATTCCAAAACTTCCATCTCAATTTCACAAAGTAAATGTCAATGCGATGGAACAGACAAAGCAAAACTTCGCAAGCTTTATGAACAGCAATTAACTATAGCTCGTGATTGTGACATCACCGCAAGTTACTACAACAATTTAATTGATTTATATAACAAGGTGTCTAAATGAACGCTTATGAATATATCCTGTCAGCTCTAATGGTGATGATGTACTTAGGAGCTATCTTTCTTGTTTTAAAGTATTTAGCAAAGTTTTGCGATTCATGCTGCCGAGACTGGCATTTTTTAGATCAGCATTACAACGATGACAGGAGCGATAAATGACATTACCAGCATTATTTCTTTTAAATCTCTTCTTTTGGTTTTCTTGTTTTGTTTTTGCTATTGGTAAAGAAAACTACACTAAGACACAGCTATGTATTTCAGTTTCTCTTGATGTTCTCTTTTTGCTGATAGTGGTCGGTATTTTGATTTATGCACATTATTATGTGCCTTTCTCTTTTAGATAGGAGTTATTTATGACTGATAATGTTTTACAACCTAAGCATTATATGCAGGGTTCACATGAATGCATTGCCGAAATAAAGGCTATGCTTAGTCCTGAAGAGTTCAAGGGCTTTTTAAAAGGTAATGTTATCAAGTACAGATACCGTGCCAACCTAAAGAATGGTAAGGAAGATTTAGCTAAGGCTGATAATTACGCCTACTATCTGATTAACGGTCATTTTAAGAAAGCAGATCTTAATTCTGAGAACAATTCAAATAAACAGAATGAACAGAAAAGTAAAGATGAACTTGCTTTTAACAAACTTAATGACTTGATGCAAGGTGTATGTATAGCTATAGCAGTTTGTACATTAATAAAAGAAAACTATTTATCAAATGATACTTTAAAAACTAACAGAAAGATTTATTCTTTGATTGATTTGACAAAAACTAGAGAATTAAATTCAGAGCATATATATTTAAGACACAGAATCCATTTTACTGATGGCAGTAAAATGGATCTTCTTATTGAAAGAGGTTTTACTTTAAAAGCTTTTTTTACAACTAAATGTTGTTGCAATGCTACGGGTGCCAAATTTTTATTATAAACAACTCAAAATAGCATTCCTTTCAGATAGTGTCATTTTGAATATATCGAAATAGTCAATTTGACACTATGAGATAAAATAAGCATTTCTACATTATTCTTTCAATAAATAAGATCTTATATACTTTTCTCATCATGTTAAAAAATTCAATCTTTGGAACTACAATCTCAACAGCATCATCACCGTTGATAATAGATACCTGGTCGATGATTGGATTGTATTTAATCTTCCTGAGAACAAGCGCATCCTCCATGATTAAGAAGTACATTCTGTCATTTTCGATTCTTTCATTGTCAATCTCTGTTACCAGTAGTCTGTCACCTACTGCTATGTTTTTATAATTACTGTTTGCTAAAACACAAACGCACTTATCTAATGAAAGTTTAAAACTGTCAAAGATTTCTTTATTGATGGTTAAGCATGGTTCAGGCATTTCAATTAGTTTTAGATTATCGTCAAAACAAGTTACAGTGTTGACAACAAAAGATATAACCTGCTCCCCAGTTATCTCTTCTATTGGCACCTGGAAGAAGTCAGCTATCTTATGTACAACATCATCACTGAAAGGGCGAAGTAGATTACCGTCAAGCCATTTCACAATCGTTGGATAAGTTACACCTAAAGCTTTCGCTAAATCTGTTTTCTTTATATTTCTTTCTGTCGTGAGCCTTCTTAAGCTTTCGCATACAGTTTTTGCGTTATACATATATTCTCCTTTTAACTTTGTATAAAGTTATTGTTAGTTTTTGAAAAACAAAAAGTTGTAAATAATAAAGCAAAGCAATAAAAAAATCAACATAAATTTTAATTTGTAAAACTGCTATATACTAAAGATTTAAAAACTTTAAATATTTACTTGCAAAATTAAAGATAAAGTATAAAATACTTAAACATAAGGTATAAAAACCTAAAGGAAATATTTAAAGTGAAAACAGTAAACGTACTCTTAACAGAAGATATACTGAGCAATGCAAAGCTAAAGCTATCATCAAAGCTTTTATTTGCACGTGTTCTTTTTTTATCTTCTGTATCTACTAGAGCTGATAAGGCTGTTTTCTATTCAAATCAACAGGCAGTAGAAGAGCTGCACTTGTCTTTAAGTTCAGTACAAAGATCATTTTCAGAGTTGGAAGATAACAAGCTGATTGAAAGCAATATCCAGCTAATCAATTTCAAAAAGGTAAGAAGTATTACTGTAAAAGGTGAATATTTTACAAGTTCCGATATGGTCAATTTGACTAACGAAAATGTCAAAATGACTATATCGAAAGTGTCAAATCGACCATATCGAAATGGTCAAAATGACATTTTCTACCTTATACATAATAGTATTATTAGTAATAGTAAATCTTTAGATAGTATTTATATAGTATCTAAAGAGTTCTCACAAGAGGACTTTACAGCTTACATAGAGAATATCTTTTTAGACTATAAAAATAAGAACATCTCTAAATATCCTCAACTCGAAACAATGAACTGCGCTCTAATGGCTGAGAAGTTCTACACACACTACGCACCTATGAAGTGGAAAGATAAAAAAGGTGCTCCTGTTAAAAATTTAAAGTTAAGAGTTCGTCAATGGTGTTTGCGTCAAATTGAATATGCTGGTCGTTATCAGCAACCTAAAACAACACCTGTTGCTACACCTACTGACGTTGACCGCATAGCACAAAACATTGCGGATTCTCAATTTGGCGATGATGAAAACATCATTGATGTTGATTTATCAAGTAATGATTCAAACTTACTTATGAGGAAGTAATTTATGGACAAGAAAGATGTAAAACCTTTTGTTGAACTGTGGAAACAAGTATCAGTTTTGTATGGTCGTGAGATTAACGAACAGGCTTACGGCTTGGTATTCAACGCATTAAAAGAATTTGACTTTGAAGATGTAAGAAATGCTGTATCTCTTCACCTTCAAAAATCAAAGTTCATGCCAACAGTTGCAGATATTTACGAGCAGGTTAAGTGTTTAAAGGGTATTGATACAGAGGCTTTAAAAGCTAAAGCTAATAATTTCTACAATCAGATAAACGATCACCTGGATACAGGCTGTGATTATATCTGTGATGACCCTCGTGCAGTATTTGCTTTTAGAACTGCTTTTGGTTCACTTAGTGAATTTGGTATGCACTCAACAGCACAAGATCCTTTTGACCGTAAAGCCTTTGTTGATGCGTATGTAAATGCACGAGGCGAGTTTGCAAGAGGTATGAATTGTCCTAACTTGATTCAGGGACGTAATCATTTCTCACCAGTGGTTAGAGTTCGCTTTATTGGTAAGGCTGATAAGTGCAGAAAAGCACTTACAGACATTTACTCCTTCTCAAAGCAGAAGGCTAAGGTCGTAACCTTCGAGCAAAACAAATCTGTAATTCCTGAGTTAAAGAACCCTGTTCATCAGGAGACTGAATTTAACGTTGAGATAAACGGTCAGCGTTTTAAGAATGGCTTAGATGCTTTAAATGCAGTTCTCAGTTCTTTTGGCATTACACCAGTAAACACTAAGGCGTAATTATGAATACCTATGCTTTTGGACAAAAGACAGTAACTATCAAGCTGAATGGCAAAGAGATCGCAGGTCGTGAGGTTATTTTACCTTTGCCTCCATCAGTGAATCAGAAAACTACTGTGAATTGGAGCGCTATTAAAAATCAGTTTGCTGGCGGTTATTACTCTAGTTTTCGTTCAAAGAAAGGCTGTATTAAGAATACAACCGCATATAACAGATGGATCAATGCAGCACGTTGTCTTTTACGTAAAGGTCATTTGCCAGTGATTGAAAAGCCAGTGTGCTGCTTTGTGACTATCGTGTTCAAAGACTATCGCATTCACGATGGAGACAACCGTTTAAAAGCTTTGTTTGATGCTGGAACTAAAAGCGAATGTTTATACAAAGACGACAGCTTAATTAAATTCTTTTCAGTAGATACACGAGTTGTACCTGAAAAGGAGTTTGTTGTAATGCACGTAATCGAATTAGAGGAGTTAGGAAAGTTACCTTTTCAATTAGGAGATCAGTATTTACATGACATCTCAGAAACATTGTACGAAGAAGAAACTAAATCTGACAGTACAGATGAAAGCTGACATTTTGCAACAGTGGATAGACGCAGATTTAACGATCGGTAATTTACTTGATTTATGGGGGACACTGGCAAGGCAAAAATTAACAAAGTTTAAAAATGAATCTCCAGCACATCAGAGTGAAACATTTTTAGTTAAACGTTTTTGTAAAAAAGCACAAGCTGATTTGTTAGAAGAAATGATGAAAACGTTTAGAACGAATCACGAGTTTTTATTTGACGTTTTAAAAGATAGGTATTGTTTAAAAAAGATTAAGACATCTGCCAGTGATAGCAACGACTTACATTTAGCAATACAAGAGTTTAAATATTTTTTTACAGAGTTTGTAGAACTCAATTTTAAGAAACTAAAGGAACAAGAAATATGCAAATTAAATATGAATTAGATGAAGGTGCTTACGCTCCAGTGCGAGCACATGACAGTGATGCAGGCTTTGATCTTTCATGTATGGAAGATCAGATGTTAGAGGGTAACAAAGCTAACACCATTGATACTGGTTATACAGGTTCAATCAGAGTTGTATTAGAGCCTTTTAACGTAACATGGATTTTTAAGGGCAATCGTATTGCTCAGTTGGTGATTTTACCTTTACCAAATATCAAGATGATTGAAGGTAAGGTTATTGGTGTTGATACTCATCGTGGTGCAGGCGGTTTCGGAAGCACAGGAGCTTAACATGAACGATTTAATTGGTTTATTAGTTTTGTGTAGCGCACTTTTTTTTGTAATCGTTGCAGGTGCATTAGGTCTTGGTATCGGTCATATCATTCTTGTTTGGTGTGGAGTGCTTTAAATGACAGTTGATTTAACAGGTGATGAGTTGCTTTTAATTCATGAAGCAGTCAAAGAATATTTTTTCGACTTACTAAACGATCAAATTAACTATGATGTTGATACATCAGATGAGCAAAAAAAAATATAGTGATTTAGATAATAAGTTAAAAAAATATTTTGAACAAAAAGAGGAATAGAAAATGATATTAAAAGAATTTTTAGATAAATGTAGCAGAAATGAAAATGTTTGTATTCTTATTGCAAATACTCAATTTGAAAGTTTTGTTCGCCCACCGCAAGGTTTAAAAGAAGATTTTAAAGGGTTGTTAGATTGCGAAGTTATACGTTTCTTTTCAGCTGCAAAAGATGTTTGGACTATTTGCGTAATAATCGAATGTGATGATTTAAACAGAATAAGAGGAATTAGAAAATGACATTAAGAGATTTTATAGATGATATTACAGATGATGCGTTTATTTTTTTAAAACTTGGTGAATATAGATTTGGGAGTGTTTGTTCATTTAGAAAATACGCAGTAAATAAATCATCAAAACTTTTAGATTGTAAAGTACAAAGTGTTGGATCGGGGAATATTGACGGTCACATCGTAATCATTGTACGTATTGAATGTGAAGATTTAAACGACTGTAAGAACTTTTTTAAATAGGATTGATTATGTATGAAGTTATAGCAATAACTGTAGCGATAGTTATTTCAATTTTTAATTTTGTGTTTACTTGTTCTGTGGCAAAGGTTGTGCTGAATCATGCTCAAATAATATCTTTGTTAGTAAAACACGCTTTATTACTGGACAAGCTTTATTTAAGTTCAAACACAACTACTGATAAAGAGGATAAGAAATGAGCGTATTTGAATTTACAAAACTATTTGTCACTGTATATAAAAAAATTAAACACTTACACCGTATCAACTGGGATATAGTGCCTGACTTTGACACACAGACTATTTTCCTAACCGTTCCTAGTATAGATGCTGTGTACGTTTGGAAAGTGAAAGAGAATGTACTAGAGGCACATTCAAGGGAAGAGTTTTATAGTGAAAGAACAACCTACTATAAAGAATATGATCTTAAACGTTTTATTAAGGTTATGAAAAGAATTATAAAAGGTAAAGGCTATAGTTTAGCTTATAGATATTAAAGCCTTTGTTTATCCAGGAACTGTAAACAGAAAGAATTGAAAAAGATTAAAAAGTTAAGAGGCACAAAATAAAATGAACTTTGATATTAAAGACATAAAATCATGGGCTAATAGACAAGATGTTCACACACTGTCAGATGCAGGCTTTTTTGGAAATTCTTTATCAGAAATTGATGACGAAATTAAAAGATACAACAATGGAGAAGAAGACCGCTTACATGAGTTGTACCAGGTAAGCGATAATGGCTGTTGTTGTTTTGGATATGCACTGTATTTGGCAGATACAGGTGCTTTTGGAGGAACTAATAATTTCGCTTTTTTCTTACCATTAGATGCAGTCAAAAAAGAAAAGAAGTATCGACCTATTAAGAATATGGCTGAGCTTGCAGATATTATGTATGGAGAAGATCGTCAGAGAGGAGCTATTAGCACTGGGGATCTAATGACTCTTGAACGCAAGAAAGATAGGTTTCGCTTTAGAATATTGATTACACAATTAGAATATGAAAATGACCTTCAGCTAGTTTCAATAAACGATAAAACACTTAAAAATCTGTTTGATGATTACAACGTGATGAATGTTAATGGAATATTTGTACCTTTTGGAGTAGAGGTGAAAAATGACTGATAGTGAACGTGAAGGAGTTTGGGTTATTCTTAATGCAATTAGCACTTTTACTGCTGGAATAAATAACAGAATGGGGTATGTAGTTTTTCCAGAAGAACAACGAAAAATGCAGAATAAAATACAGGAGGTACTTCAAAACATGAATTTCTTTGAAACAAAAGAGGTAAAAGAAGATGATTAAAGTTAAAACTATCGTAGAAATTACTGGGGTGCTTGCAAGGGAAGAATTAAAGCCAGAATTTGAAAAGATGTCACTAAGAGAACTTAGAGAAGATCTTTTAAATCATACCCCCGAATTTGAGCATAACATTCAAGATGCTGTTGGGATTCAAAACAAAGTTCGCATAAAAAATATTGTAGTTACAGAGGAATAAAAAATGAGCAAATCAAGTGATACACACAATATCCAGCTAACTAACTTAGAAATTTTCGTACTGGAATTTATCTTAGAAGATTTTGAAGTGGACTTAGAGCTTAGCTCTAAAGACGGTAAAAAAATATCTTTACCGAACGTTATCAGTGGCTTTGTGCAGAAATTAAAGGCAGCAGAAAATGAGTGATGAGTTTATCTGTATTTGCCTATTGAATGCTTTATATGTTTATCAGAGCTATCGCTTATTCAAATTAGAAAAGTTTGTTTTAAAGCACCTAAGTGATGTTTGGGAATTTCAGCACATGGTTGTAGATGCCCTTGATAAGATTTCAAAGAGGATATAAGAATGAGTAAAAGTTTAGCAAAGATTGTATATCGCAAGTTAAAGCATTTACATCAGGTACAATGGGACACATACAGCACATACAGCAAAGCACCTGGATCAGATACAGGAGTATGGCACACTGTTGTGCTTGTGCCTTGTTTTGATGTGATGTTTTCATGGTATTCAGAAAGTAATCAACTACAAGTTATTTCTATCAAAGATAAAGACACTGTGACAACTTTTTATGGCTGTGATTTTAAGCTGTTTATTAAGGCAATAAAAAGAATATTAAGAAGTAAAAGGTTTAAGCTGAATTATGAAAGTCTTTGAGGTGAAAGAATGCGGTGTACATACAAGGTTATTGATAGTAAAGATAAAGAAAGATTATTTCTTTTTACTAAAACGTATGACTTTACAAATGACAGTATCTTAGAATTTTATGAGATAAAAGAGCTTGTAAATAATAACACTGTCCCTTTAATTAAAATGAGTTTTAATGTTTGTACATATCCTCTTGATTATTTGTTTCAAGCAATGTTAGAAGAGGTTGGTATAGAAATAAAAGATTTTAAGAGGCTGTAAGATAGGAGAAAAGAAAAATGACTGATAGCGAAATTTTAAAAAATTATGCTTTTATGCCTATGTATGTTATCGCAGTAACTAACTATCAAGGAAGTAGGAAAGAAAGATATTTATTTGTAACTAAAACTAACAGCGATGATGGGGAAATTGGTTATCTAGAGTGTATAGACGAAGGCGAACTGCTGTTTGGACTAAAATTCAGAAATGAATATTGGTTTGATGTTAAAAAAACAATAAAAGGACTTTGCAAAACTTTAACAAAGCAAAGTAATATACTTGGTTCTCCTTTGGTTAAATATAGATTTGTTACGGACGAAGCATTTTATATTGTAACCTCTCCTAAATTTAAACACAGAGATTTTATGTATAAATGGGTTAAATCGGCAGATTGTAAAGAAATGAATCTCATAGAAATTGTAAATGGTGAACCTGTACCTCTTAAAGAGAAAATGATTTATGGCGATCCTGACATTGATGGTGACTATGAATACGCCCTTCTCTGTCTTGAGGCGAACGGTTTTTCTGCTGCAAAGATTAAAAATCCAAAATAACAACGTCAACATACACACTGGAGCTAAAAGAAATGGAATATTTAATCGAAAGACTGTTTTATATAAAAAGAAAAACTGTTTATGGCATCAAATATCACTTTTTAAAAGTGAAAGAAAGAGATGATTATTTTGTCTGTTTAGCAGAAGAAAGCAATTTTCACATTGTAAAAACAGAAAAATTACAGACAAAGGAGCAGTTCGCTCAGATACTGCTAAACATCTACAAGTCAATGTATGGCGCAGATAACGTTGAGTTAGAAGTACGCTATTGTCTAGCAGACGATAAGGAGACGTTGTTTAAGCTTCAAACATATTTTTCAGAAGAAGAACCTAACGAACTTGTATATGGGCGTTCAAAATATGAATCAATGTGTGATGTATTTCTTGAAGAAGATTATATTAAGTGTTCAAAAGACACTTCTATACTTGATGTTATAAAGCAATTCTTAATAAATGACCGCCTGATAACAGAAGATGATGTCATGTTAAAGTTTAAATCTGACGTTCCAGTGAAAAGAGATTTTATAGTTCGTTAAGTTAATTTTTAGCTTTTTTTATAAAGCGTTCCTTTATTTTGAGGAGCGCTTTTTTTATATCTATTAAACTTAATGTTTAAAAAATAATATGTAATGTTTAATAAAACATAAAATAATGTTATATAATATTATAAAGACAATAACTAAATAACAAACATTAGGTATAGATATATGAACGATTACAAACAAATTTATAATGAGTGGTTTAAAACAGCTGATGAGAAAGCTTTAAATTTTTTTAAAGATCCTTTTACAGGTGAAGTAGAAAAAGAAAATGAGATTTCTTATCTACATGCTACTCATATCGGCGGTTCTACTGATGCTGTGCTGCTGGGTGAATCTGAATATGCTGAACCTCAAGATGTCTTAGAAAAAATGCAGAATTTATCTTCGCCAAAAGATAAGTTTGTATTTGACAGAGGTCATGCTGTAGAACCTTTTGTTGCTGGACAATTCTCAAAGCTAACACATCTCAGAGTAAAAGATGGAACAGTTCTTTATAACGAGAATTATCCTTGGTCGATTGCTCAGGTGGATTTTTTTACAGAAGACAATACACCTGTTGAAATTAAGACAGTCGGTTTTAATATGCGTGACAAGCTCGCAACTGACGGTTCAAAAGTTTGGGGCAAAGGTTGTGAGTTCAATTCTAAAGGTGAACTTCTAGCAGAAGACAACACTATTCCTCGTGATTACTATATCCAGTGTCAAAAGCAGATGCTCTTTGCTGATAAAGAGCAGATGTATCTTTGTGCTTGGATCCTTACCGAAAACAGAGTTCGTGTTTATGTTGTACATCGTGACGAGGAGACAATAAAAAAAATCATTGATGCTGAAATTGATTTTGTTTTTGCTCACCTGATTCCAAATGTTCCTTATGTTTTAAATGCTGAATTAGAAGAAGTCGAAGAAGGTGGAGTTGATGCCGTATATGCTGATGATGCCTTTATTGAAAAAGCAAAAGAATTAAAAACAGTCAACAAACAGAAGAATGAACTTGATAAACGTTCTAAAGAACTTACAGCAGAAATTAAATCTTTAATGAACGGTCACGCAGAAGCTATCACAACAAAGGGAACTCTTATTTGCACTTTAACAAAACAGACAAGACGTACTTTTGATGCTAAGGCTTTTGCTGATGCTGATGCTGAAACTTACAAACAATACTTAAAAGAAAGCGAGATTTCACCAAAGCTGACAATCGCTAAGGGGGTTTAGCAATGGACTTTTTAAGCATTGAAGATACAGCAAAATTTTTTGTCAAATCGAAATTCAGTTTTTATTCATTTAAAAAGAAAAGTTCTGATTTTCCTCAGCCTTATAAAAAAGGCGGTAAAAACTTTTATTCAAAAAGTGAACTTAAAGAATGGGCTAAAGGACACAGAATTTTAACTGTAGAGGACAAATAAATGGCAGAAGATATTGAAGTTAAGGCAGAAGTAATACCTGCTACAGAAGCTGAATTAAAGTTTATCTCACAGGCTCAAAAACAAATTCATACAGCTTATGACGATAGACAACTAATCAGCATGATCGCATCTCAGATCGCTTTACCTAAATCAGCACCTGACGTAAAAGTAAATCTAGCTGATGTGATGAACGTTATTCGTTTATCTGTATCAATGGGCTTAGATCCTATTCTTGGTGGTATTTGGGCTTTTAAGGATAAAGACGGTCGATTAGTAACCTCAGTTTCAAAGAAAGGTTGGCAGCAGGCGGTCGCAAGTCAGAAGAACTGTGCAGGCATTTCTTTTAAAGATAACGGAGTTCTTTTAAAGAAAGTTGTCAATCGCATTGTTGGTAATAAAACTCTAAAGAAAGAAGTTCTTTATTACGAAAGCACAACCTGTATTGTTCAGAAAAAATTATCTGATGGTTCTGTATGTTCGTTCGAGGGTACAGCATACCACGATGAAGAGTTCGACGTTTCAAAGCCTACCTGGTTGCAACGTCCAAAGCGTATGCTTCAATCACGAGCAATGACTATTGCTATTTCAAATGCTTATGGTTGGGGTGCTTACGACAAAGAAGAGTTTGAAGATTTACTTGTTTCTCAGGATATTAGAACTGAAAAAACTACAGTCGCAGTTGAAGATAGTACTAATCAAAATCAAGAAGATTTATTACTCGAAAACAAGACACCTAAAGAAGATCTAATTGAGCAAATGAATAGAGCTGTAACTAAAAAAGAATTAGTAGCTGTATTTAAAAAAGCACCTAAAGAACTACAAGAAGATCAAGAAATAATTGACCTCGGCAAACAGCTAAGAGCAAACATTAAGGAGCAGTAAATGCCAGTATATCAATCAGACTATGTAAAGCCTATTCAATCAGATAATCCTGATTATCATTCAAAATTTTGGGAAGAGTTCAAACTTTATCCTAAAGAGATTACAGGTATCAGATGTAAGGCGAAGTTAATTTTTTGTTCTGACGATTCAATCGAATTTGATGATAACAAGAAAAAAGATGTTCGTGTTGAATGTGAGCGCACAAGATGTGTGTTCTTACTTCAAAATGCTGATGGTAAAGATAGCAAATATTACATTGACCATCAGTTCTGGGGCAGACGCAGAACAAAAGATAAGAACGATCCGAATGCAAAATGGGGTGAATGGGGGCAGAACTCTTGGGATATTCAGCAGTTAATGTCTATTGTGAATGACCAAAAGACAGCAGAAGAGCAGGCAACGAAAATTGATTGTCAAAACTGCACTATCTACCCTGAAATTTGCGGATCTATTTTTACTCTTGTTATCGGTAAGTATGGCGAATACAAAGGAAAGAATGGTGACTATGACAGAATTTCAGTGAACGTTTTTTATCCTGATGGTCGTTCTTTAGATGAAGTTGAACTTGGTGCTAAAGAGGCTTTAGACGTTGTGCGAGCTTTAGATAAGGCTAAGGCTAAGTATCAGGCTTTTAAAGATGAACAATCAGAAACAGAAGCACAGCCAGCTTATGGTTCACAACCTGCTTATGAACAAGCACAAGTTGCAGAGAGTGCGCCTGCTGCTGTGGTTGAGCCATCAGCTGAATCAACTGACGATGACGATTGCCCATTTTAAAGCATAAGGACTAGGTTATGTTGAGCGTGAATGAACAGTTACAGGAGTTATCAGACAAGATAGACATAATGTTTGATCTTCTTGTTAAAACTCAGTCACGCTCTTATAACCTTAAATGTTTCTGTGAAGAGCTTGGCATTTCTCAATATAAGCTGAAAAGCTATTACTCAGAAAACAAGTTATCAATACCTGCACCTTTTAGAGTGAACAAACAAGATCCTTGTTATTCACTTGAAGATTTAATTTATATGAAAAAGTGGTTAAAGCATCATGGCAACTAATGCAGAAGAAATAAAAGAAAATTTGAAAACATGGACAAAGGCAAGAGTTGCGAATCAGGTCGAAGTCGTTGAGCGTGAACTTATGGCTTTAGTAAAGGACATAGCACAAATGAACGACTTACAAAAAGTTGTTGGTGAACGCAATTTTAGTAAGCAGGTATCTACTTTTATTATTCAATTAAAAACATTTCAAGAACAACTGAACAATGATTAGAATTTCGATTTCAGAGGGAGCTAAGTTTTTTTTACTCTCTTATATAGCCTTTTGGAAACGATTAAAAAAAGAAAAATATAAATATCCAAAAGTTTATAAAAACAAAGAAGGTAAGATGTTTCTTAACCGTGAAGAGGTCGAGAAGATAGCCTCCTTTGAAATTGATTTTTTAAATAGGCATATCTCAGTAAACAAAGTATCACAGCTTCTGTTTGGTAATACAATAACATTAAATCAGTATCTGAAAAGAGACACTTATTGTTTTTTACCAGTAGAAACATACTGCGAAAAACAATATATTAATAAAGATAAGTTTTATTTATTTTTCGCTGATTACTGTGATAATAAAAAACTTGTTCCTCATAAAGTCTTGTATAATCTTTTATGTGGTTATGGTTTTTACTCAAAGTTAAGCTATGACATCATAGATTGTGAAGAGTTTAAAAAGATTAGAAAGGTCAGGTTTACATCTGATTCTAATGCTAGAGTTTTTTATAACATCAATGATCTTAATTGCTTTTTAACTAATAAAGGTTTTCGTAAGATTACTTTTTATTAGGTCACGAAAAGGTCACAAATTTTATCAAGCCTTTATCTTATCTGATTTTACGAAGTTGGCAAGCAGCACCAGTAACATATTCAATCCTTTCAAAGATTGCCGTTCAAATCAAAAATTTTCCAATTTCTTATTTCACAACAAGAAAATTCCTTTTACAATAAGAATAATCTTAATTTTAATTTTAAAAAGGATATGAAAATCAAATGGATAATATAAAATTAGGCGGGGGGGGGTACTACAAATTTAACCCTTGAAGATCTAAAGAATGATCTTATTTCAGATCTAAATTTAAGAACTGATGAAAAAATCCTTGAACCTGCCAACAGAGATTTACTCTCAAAACTAATCTATAACGCAGAATCAAAAGACGAAGCTATCGCAATTGCTGAATTAGGTACATCATACAAAAGAACTGGTTTTCACTTTGATAAAAAGTTAGAAAAAATCGGAACTTCAATTAAGTATTTCAAGAAAAACGAACAGTTATCGTTCTCTCAAGATAAAACAGCAATTACTCACAAGTTGATCATAGGAGATAACTATGATGCATTGTTAAATCTGTCCATATCGTATCGAGGAAAAGTTGATGTCATCTATATTGATCCTCCTTATGGAAAAGATGATATGGGATATTTTGCAGAAACCAATTATGAGAATGCGATTACAAGAGATAATCTTTTTCAATGCTCTACCCTCGTTTGTTGCTGGCTAAACAACTCCTCACAGATAAAGGTGTAATTTTTGTTTCGATAGATGAACGAAATCATGCTTATGTAAAAGCTTTGATGGATGAAATTTTTGAGGAGAGAAATTTTCTTTTAGACATTCCTCGCTTAATCAAAAAGGGTGGAAAATCAACACAAACTATTCAGAAAAATCATGATTACATTTTGGCTTACACATTTGATCAAGATATTTTATTTTCTCAAATAGAAAAAGATATAGCAGCCTACAAATATGAAGATGAATACGTGAATGAAAGGGGAAAGTTCGCTTTATCTCAAACTCTTGATTATTCTTCATTAATGTATTCTCCTAACATGGATTTCAAAATAGAATTTAACGGAAAAATATATATACCAGGATCAGATATCCATAAGTTTGAAGAAAGACATAATGGTAGTCATGGAATAACTGATTGGGTATGGCGATGGTCAAAAAGTGCGGTAGAGTGGGGAATAAAAAATGGTTTTATTGTTGAAAAAGAAAATTCAAAAACTCATACGTTTAGACTATACACTAAGACTTATTTAAATTGTAGAAAGGCCAAAAATAAAAATGAAATAGAGTTTATAAATCCAGGCATGAAACCTTACTCAACAATTTATTATCTTGATAATAAATTTTCTAATGACCAAGGTAAAAAAAATCTTGATTTAATTTTTAAAAATTCAAGCTCACTATTTAAAAATCCTAAGCCTGTCAATCTCATTAAACAGCTTCTAAAAATGATTGAAATGGATCCTGAAGGTATAGTGTTAGATTTTTTTGCAGGATCAGGAACTACTGGTCAAGCTGTTCTTGAACTTAATAAAGAAGACGGTGGAAATCGAAAATTCATCTTATGTACTAACAATGAGAAAACAGACAATAATCCAAATGGTATCGCCTATGATGTAACATCAAAACGTCTTAAACGTGTAATGACAGGATGTTGTTATGACAGAAATTCAGATTTTGAATGGATAAAAAAGAATGATCCTTTAGGGGATAATTTGGATGTTTATGAGATAGAAAAAGTAAGCAATATAGAGCAGGGAAAAGGAAAAAATCCATTAGATGTCATAGATGAAACTTTATATGACGAAGTAAAAATGACACCAAAAGACAAAATTAATTGGATGTGCCGTAACTTTTCTATAACTCAAAGATATCTTTTAGAAAGAAAGGAGCAGTAAATGTTACAGGAGGCAAAAGAACTTCAATTAAAAGCTGTCGAAGCGCTTGTTAAAGTTGCAGAAGTTAAAGATAGAATAACTTTTAAAGCACCAACCGGTTCTGGAAAAACATTTATGATGGCTTTATTTATGGAGAGAATTCTTGAACATAATAAAGACGTGATATTTATTGTGTCATCTCTTTCCAAAGCAAAACTTGCTAAGCAGAACTATGAAAAGTTTAAATCTTACTATGATTCTGGTTTATTAAGGTTGCTCGATCCTTATTTAATTCAAAGTTATGACAAAGGGAAAGTAGAAGGTGCTCTATTTATTCCAGATACACATAATGTATATGTTTTACCTCAACTCTTATATAAACAAAAAAACAGTATTCTAAAAGAGCAACAGGTTTTACTTAAGCTTTTGATTGCGCTAAAAAGCGCAAATAAGAAAATTTACTTAATAAAAGACGAATGCCATATAGCTACAAATAATCTTGATAAGCTTAATGACTATTTTTTTAAGATCATAAATATCTCCGCAACTCCAAAAATTTCTAATGTTGATGTAGAAATATCTGAAATTGACGCAATTACGTCTCACTTGATTAAGAAAGTTGAATATAAAGACAACAACTATACAGCTGATGATCTTTATGACGGTGGACCTTTGTATTCTTCTTTAGAATCTTCACTAGATAAGCTTTTAGATTTAAGGAAGCAATATCAAAAGTTTAATATCAAACCTTGCATGATAATTCAGATCTCAAATGAAAAGTTAGCAGAATCTCAATTAGCCATAATCAAGAGATTGTTATCGACAGCTAAATTTAAAGATTTGAAATGGATTAGTACTGCTGACAATCCTTCTTTATGTGATACAAATGATCAATTGATAAAAAGTTCTCCTGATAAATGGGAAAAATATGCAGTTCGCAACGACTCATTAATAGACATAATCATCTTTAAGATGAAGATAACCGAGGGGTGGGATATTCCTCGAGCATGCATGTTATTTCAGATCAGAGACTCACAATCAGATCAGCTTGATGAGCAAGTAATAGGTCGAATCAGAAGAAATCCTTTACTATTGAATTTTGAAAAGGTGGAAGCTCCTGATGATATTAAACTCCTTACAACAGCATATGTTTGGGGAGTAAGAAAACAAAATCAGGATAAGAAATCTGTTGAAGTTGAATTAAAGGGAAAAACTCCTGATGAGTTAGCTAATATTAAAAATGAAATTCAACAAGAATTCAAATTAAAGGTAACTAAACTGCTTGATAAAATAGAAACTATAAAAACAGGTGTCAATATAAGGGAGGAATTAAACAAAGCTCCAGAGCCTATAGCTAGAAAAAGTATATTTGAACTTTATGAAGAATTTGAAAAATCTTCAAACAAGATTCAAAATGAATGCTACAACTATATTGATGAAAATAGATCAGAGCCTTACAAAGCTTATTTTAGGTTTGTGAACAATCTTGATTTTATAAAGAAAAAAATAACTGATAAGTTAAAAGATTACTCTAACAGTATAGAGATTGTAAAAGATTGCCATGGAGAAGCTCTTGAAGTATCACTGCCTTTCTCATCTATGTACGTCAAAAATAAAGATTATCCTAGAGATATAGAACACTACATTTGGAAAAATAAAGGTCAAGATATAACCTTTTATTTTGATAGTGATGCTGAACGCAATTGGTTATATAAATTAATGCACGAAGGATACAAAATAAAAGAGACAAGTCTTTCAGATACTCAGCAGGTATATCTAATTGGTAAAAACTATTTGCCAAATTCAGACATCAAATATGAGTATTACAACGATGATGGAAGACATTTTTCATATCCTGATTTTGTTATGAAATCTCAAAAAAATGAGTACTTTCTTTTTGAAGTAAAAAGTTTAAATTGTTCGGCAGCTCTCAATATCGATTCTGAAGATTACACACAAAAGGTAGTTTCTTTAAAAGCCTTATACCAAGCAGTTTCGTCAAAGATAGATGATTATTTTTGCATACCTATAATGAGTGGAGATTCTTGGACTATATCATGCTTTTATAAAGGAGCATGCTATGAGCTTGATGAGGAGCAATTGAAGCAGGTAGTAAACGGAGATAAGTCAATATTTGAAGAGAGTGAACGATAAACTGTGTAAACACCATTAAGTCCACTCTGAATATTTATCT